GGGAGGTGACGGGGATGTCAAGGGGTGGTGTAACTTTACACGTTCTATTTTTTGGGTCTTGCTTTAAGAGGTTGGGTACAAATGGCGGGGGGTCGGATTCCGCCAGTCCATGTACCCCCCCCCCCCATGCACGCGCACGCGCATCATGCACACGCGCACGCATCATGCGCATCATGCGCATATGCGCGCATTATGCGCGAGGCAACTTGACACTTTTGGCAAGATCGGCGAGTCTGAATTTGTCGATGCAGTGATCTCGCTGCAAAGATTCAAAGCTCTTTAACAACACATAGCAGTCTCCTTGCGTGATGACCTTCGTTAGAAGGTTGCATTCCGCCACCGGATGAGGGTCATCACTTAGGAGATAGCTATGTCTGCAAAGACTTTTGAGGGTTCGGTGTCCATCGTCAAGAACACCAAGGGCGAAATCGCTCTGAAGAAAGACGCTGACGGTAAGTTTACGGTTGAGAATGCTGGCGAATGCCACGCAAAGATGACCGAGCTTTCCAAGAAGCTCAAGGCTCCGATCAACAAGTATTCCTTGTTTATCGCTGACGGTGGCACCGAAGCAGTGATGTTGGCAAACCGGTTCGGCAACCCCTACATCGCACTGCTCCCCAAGCGTGGTGACGGCGCTGTGAAGCGCAACGCAGTAACCAAGCTGGCGTAAGTAGTAACCCGGAGCGTGACAGGCTCCGGGTCTTTTTTCAAATTGGAGAACCACATGAGCGACGATTATGCAAGCCGCGCACAACGTGAGCACGCAGAACACCACTACAAAGAGAACCACATGAGCGACGACACAAAAGCAATCCTTGGCGCGATCATCTTCGCACCCATCTTCTACTTCCTACTGGTTGTAGTGATGTCCTTCTAACCACAGCCCGCTTCGGCGGGCTTTTCTTTGGCCTACGCACAGCGCATCGCGCACGCGACCGCCACAGGTTTACAGGCTGACGAACTGCGGGGAAACTCGCTTTTCTTTTGTGTGTTACACACCATACGTCGGGGGTTTATAGCACCAACGCTGCGGTACTGAACGACTTTTACAGCGGGGGGACTAGGCTAGTTTACATTGCGCTGTAACACTACGTGTAAAGTGTCAAGTAAGGGGTTAACCTGACACAATCTAACTGTACATCCAACAATCTATTTTTAACTCAGCACGAAATCAGTACTTTACATCAAGAAACTTTACATACTTTAAGTGTCAAGTTAGTGGGAAAGTCCAATGAAATCAACCACTTACGTGGTTTTTACCATGAGCCATGAGTCTATGAACGATATAGATGATATAGAAAAGATAGGTTTTTAACGTATACCCTTTCACAAGAAAAAGAATTCCCTCGTTTCATAATGTGGGACATAAATCTTCCAACTTTTTAGTGCGACATTACTTCCAAAAACGTAGATTGTTTAGATCGTTGCTCCTAAGTCGTTGATTTCATTGGAATTCTGCGATCTACGAGCAATCTAACTTGACACTTATTCGTAGATTGTTTACATCAATTTGTAGATTGTTCACGCACGACACCCCACTTTAAGTTACTTTACCCAACACATGTTCTTGGAAAACAGCGGACGACTTGACATTTTCGGCGGCGGCGGCGAGTCTGGTTTTGGCAGCGATGCCGCTTTAACATTCTTTCAAACCAACCTTTAAGGAGCCATCATGGCTAAGATTTACCAAGGTAAAGTATCAGTGTTCAGCAACGCCAACAAACAGTTGGTGGTCAAGCCCGATGTTGAGGGCAAGTTCAGCCATGAGAATGTCGCTGAACTTTACAGCACCATGTTGACACTCGGCAAGAAACACAAGATGGATGTTCGTATTTTCAAGCCTGAGAATGAAACAAACTGTGACACCCCACTGCTGATGGCAGATCGTTGGGGCAAGCCTTACATTGCTCTGTTGCCAGAACGCAAGGCACCGGGTGCTGTCAAGGTCACTGTTCAAAAGCTCGCTTAACAAGGAGACATCATGGCTACTGTTCAAACCCTCCCTTACATTGCCCCTCGCAAACAACGCAAGGAATCAGTTCGTTACGTTGTCAAGTGGATCGTTGAAGACACGATGTACTTTCAATGGTTTAAACGTGACAGTGCAGCCTGTGCCTTTCAACAGCGCATGGTTGATGCTGGTTACGAGACTCGTTTACTGATGCACCCTGCATCGAAGTGAAGATTGCGGTTTGCAGTGTGCCGTCTCACACTGCGTTTTTACTGGAGCTTCGGCTATGAAAGTTGCAATGACAGAACAGCGTTTCGTTACGCTGGAAGACGCTGGTTTCGAGGAGGATAACTCCTCAGAGCCAGTGCATGGGCAGTACCTCAGCAGTGAGGGAAGCATCTACTCTTACACAGAGTGGTTCTACGATGCCGATGACTCGGCATTCAGCATTGTTTGACACGTCAACTTACAGCCCTGTGACAGGGGGCTGTGGGGTGCAATGTCGCACTGTATCGGAGCAAACGCTATGAAGATTGCCAACAGAGATGCACGACAGTTCGTGCAGAAACAACACCCCTTCGAGGGGAACAACATCTATGCCCAGTTTCACACCCAGAACAACGACGATGAAACCAATGGCCCCGACATGTGGTACGTGGTTTACAGCTACGGGGATCACTGGCCGCTGTTCATCCATGCTGGAGACACATGGTTCGAGAACGAGGACAAGCACTCTGTGACCACCAGCAAGCACAGGACACAGACCCATCCTCACCGCCCCACTGTGCTGTTGTCCACCAAGTGGATGCTGCGCCTTGCCAAAGGGGGTTATGCCGCCATTGCCAAAGAACGCATCCTGCAAGGACAGACAGCATGAAAATCAAAACAAGTGAACTGACAGGTGCTGCTCTCAACTGGGCGGTGGCACAAGCCACGGGCAAACCTTGCCACCTTTACCGCATCAACCATCGAGATCGGCACCCGGCAATATATGTGTTGCGAGGCGATGATGGACTCACGCCATCATATTCAACCGACTGGTCACAAGGTGGGCCGATCATTGAGCGGGAGATAGCGAAGATCGAACGTTTCTCCGATGCGTTGTGGGAAGCCACGGCATACACCAAGAATGCACAAGACATTGTGCAGTACGGCCCCACACCACTCATCGCCGCCATGCGGTGCTACGTTGCATCAAAGCTCGGCGATGAGGTAGAGATACCCGAGGAACTGGTATGAAAGGCAAGCCAACGCTTTACATCGACCAGTGGGGGAGCCGCTGGTGGGCCAAGACTGTCAAGGAACTGCGAGAGCAGATTGGCATGGGGGGAAGCCGTGTGTCCAAGATGTACGTGGACAAGAAGGATGGCCGCTCTGTACACATCGGCTATGTCGTCGGTCAGCACTGGCTGACTGCCTATCAACGAGTGGAGGGAACATGAGAGTGATCTGCCGCTGTGGGGATGATGTCCCTACCAAACGTGCTGAACTGGGCTACAGGACATGCCTTGTCTGTGGTGACAAGGCAGCACGTCAAGTACGCCACACCGTGGCACCGATGAACAAAAGCAACTACATGCTGTTCACTGACCCTGAACTGCTCAAGCAACTCAACCCAAAGAGGACAATGTAATGTTTAGAGACAAGTTCAAACTCAAGCCCATCCCCCCAATGGGGGTGTCCATCAACGAACCTTTGTGGAAACGTGTTGCCCGGTGGCTATCCTATGTCATCTCGGTGACTGTCATCGGTGTACTGATGGCTGTGTTTCTGCTCGAATGGATGGCTGGTTGCGGGGAAACCTACACCGATTCCAAAGGAGTGCAACATGCCAACGAATGCCTGTTCATCAACCGATAACCTGCGGCTTTACATGCTGCGGTACGGCAAACGTGGAGCACCAGTGCGTGACTCCACTGGCCGGATCATCTATTTCAACGACAAGGAGAGTGCAAAGCGACAGAGAAACGAACTCAACACGGGGGCAACCCCACCCATTTTTGTTGTATCTACCGGCCCTGACCATCAACCCAAATCCGAGAGGAAAATCAAATGCGAGCCACTCTGCTGAAAGAAACCATCAAGTCTCTGTTCCCCATCACCCGTACCCTGTCCATTGAGGGTAGCCCCGGCGGTGGCAAGACGACCATCGTCCACGAGGTTGCACAGGAACTTGACATCCCCTGTATCGAGCGTCACATGCCAACCATGTTGGTCGAGGACTTCGGCATCCTGTTCCCAGACGGCAGCGACAAGCTGAACTACCGCCTCCCTGACTGGTTCCCTGTCAAGGGCAAAGCTCCCGAGGCTGGCATCCTGCTGTTCGATGACCGCAACCAAGCTGGCCCTGATCTCCAGAAGGTGCTTGCCAACATCTGCCAAGCCCGGACACTGCACGGTGTACCGATGCCGGATGGCTGGATGGTGGTGTCCACTGGCAACAGGCAGTCTGACCGTGCTGGTGCCAACCGGGTGCTGAGTCACCTCCGTAACCGTGAGACTGTGATCGAGTTGGAAACCCACCTCGACGACTGGACTTCATGGGCCATCAACCACGGTGTCAAGCCCGAGGTGATCAGCTTCATCCGCTTCCGTCCCGGTCTGTTGCATGACTTCGATCCACAGCGTGACCAGAACGCAACTCCCAGAGCATGGGTGGATGGTGTGTCCGATGTGCTGGGCACCGTGCCTGCCGAGGCTGAGTTCGAGTGCTTCAAAGGTGCTGTCGGTGAGGGTGCTGCTGCCGAGTTCGTAGGGTTTGTACGTATCTTCCGCAAGCTGCCCAACCCTGACGCTATCCTGCTCAACCCTCAAACTGCTGACGTTCCCAAAGACCCAGCGACCCTGTATGCCCTGTCTGGTGCCTTGGCCCAACGTGCTACCGAGTCCAACTTCGAGAGGGTCTGCCAGTACTCTGAACGTATGCCTCCCGAGTTCTCTGTGCTGACCATCAGCTATGCAGCACGGCGCAACCCTGACTTGGCTAACACCCAAGCCTTCACCAAGTGGTCTATCAACCACCAAGACGTATTGTTTTAATCAACCAAAGAGGAGTTAACACTATGAATCTCAATGACCGCGCACTATTGGTGCAACTGAACGTGTCCCAGTGGACAGCCCGCAAGTATGACAAGCGAGCATCCAAGGAGGTGACGACAGCACATGGCGCAAGCTCTGCTGCTGGCCGCTTCAACAAGTCCTTGCTGCCCATGAACGACAAGCTGGAGAATATCCACAAGAAGACGACCCACATCCGCACCAAGTACTACGACAACACCCTGCCTTGGGGCATGGACGGCACCATGATGCTGCCCACTGCCAACTACCTGTCCTTCATGTCTGAGTTCCGCAAGGAACGAGGCGAGTGGAACGGTCTGGTGCAGGAGTTCTACGACGACTACGAGCAGGACATGCTGGATGCACAGCGCATCCTTGGCTCCTTGTACAGCGCTGCTGACTACCCCAGTAAGGCTGACCTGCGTGTCAAGTTCCACATGGACATGGTTGTGTTCCCAGTACCAAGCTCGGACTTTCGGGTTGCCATCGGCTCTGAGGAGTTGTCTCGCATCCAGCAAGACGTTGAGAGACGTGTGAAGGAGGCAGAGCAAGCGGCTCTGAAGGACGTGTGGCAGCGGCTGTACGACAGGGTGAAGCACATGGCTGAGAAGCTGGCTGACCCCAAGGCGATCTTCCGTGACTCCATGCTGGAGAACACCCGTGAAATCTGTGCCTTGCTGCCCCGCTTGAACTTCACCGATGATCCCAACTTGGAAGCCATGCGGCAACAGGTTGAGGCATCCCTGATCAAGCACCCCGAGGCATTACGTAACGACCCTGACCTGCGGCAAGACACTGCTGCGGAAGCCAAGAAAATCATGGATGCAATGGGTGCATTCATGGGAGCACTGTGATGCGGATCACTATCGAGAAGATGCACTGTCCGCAATGCACTGAGCGAACTGTGTTTGAGGTACTGCGGTATCGCCACGGCAAGCTAAACAACCGCACCACACTGCGGTGTGTGGGGTGTGGGCACGTGTTTGGGATTGTTGCATCCAAGGAGTTCATTGAGCTAGAGATGGCCGAGATGGATGCAATCATCGACAACAACATCGCCATCACTGACCCAAGACTGCGAGACGGTGTGTATGAAGTGGTGATTGCCACGATGATGGCACTGAGGGAGAAAAACACATGAACAAGGAGGACATCTTTGACGCTGACGGCACTGCCATACAAGCAGCGTATGACCTGATCCAAGTGATCCTGAAGACCGATCCCGGTGTATACGATGACATCGCTGGGCCTGTCCTGTTGCTGCTACGGCAGCGACTAGGTAGTTCATGGCGCAACGTACCCAAGAAACGCAAACCAAGGAGAGACTGATGACAACTGCAACGCTTGACATGAAGAAGCTGACCACCAAGCTGGCGAAGGCCAAGACCGCTCTGATCTTGGAGCATCCCTTTGTGGGCACCATCGCCCTGAGTATGCCCTTCGAGTTCGATGAGAGCATCAAGACCGCTGCCACCAACGGCAAGCGGATCAAGTTCAACCCCGAGTTTGTGGACTCACTGACCGATGAGGAGGTCAAGTTCCTCGTTGCCCACGAGTGCTTCCACCCCATGTTGGAGCACAACTTCCGGCGTGGTGGGCGGCAATCCAGACGCTGGAACATGGCCGCTGACTACGTGATTAACAAGCTGTTGACCGATGAGAGTATCGGTCGGATGCCCAAGGTCGGACTGCACAACGATGCGATCTACAACGCTGGGCACGGCACCAGTGAGGGCATCTACAACATCCTGCCTGAACAGGATGAGAGCGGTGGCTCCGGTGCTGGTGAACCCGGTGGCCCACTGGATGACTGTGAGGACGGTGACGGTAGCCCTGCCGAGCAGCAGCAACAGCAAGCTGAGTGGAAGGTGAAGGTGGCCCAAGCTGCGCAAGCAGCGAAGATGATGGGCAAGATGTCTGCCAACATGCAACGTCTTGTGGATGAGGTGCTGCAACCCAAGGTGGACTGGCGTGAGGTGATGCAGAAGTTCCTCGTGAAAGCACGGACAGACCAGCGATCCTTTGCCCGGTTTAATCGTCGCTTCATTGCACAAGGACTGTACTTGCCCAGTGTCAGCGGTGAGCAGATGGGTGAGGTGTGCTTCGCTGTGGATTGCTCTGGCTCCATCGACCAGAAGACTGTCAACCAGTTCGCTTCCGAGATCAAGCGGGTCAAGGAAGACCTGATGCCTGAGCGTATCCATGTGCTGTACTTCGACAGTGAGGTCAGCCATGTGGAATCCTATGAGCAGCACGACGACCTCGACATCAAGCCTCACGGCGGTGGAGGCACTGACTTTGCTCCGGTCTTCGACAAGATTGTTAAACTCGGGATCAACCCCGTTGCCATCGTGTTCCTCACTGACCTGTGCTGCAACAGCTTCGGTGATCAGCCCGATGCACCAGTGCTGTGGGTCACGACTGATCCCGGCACCGCACCCTTCGGTGAAGTTGTGGAGATGAACTGATGGACACCGTAACCAACGAAGACCAGTACCACAACCGAGTCATGGCTGTGGTCACGAAGATCAACGACATGATGCGTGACAGTAACGACGAGTTCAGTGTCACAGTCAACGCTCTGATCACCATGCTGGCAATGGCTGGCAAGGACTCAACGCTAACCCAGCAGGAGTACTGCCTGCATGTCGCAGTGCAGCTTGACCACATCATGTCAAGCATGTCCGTTCAAACACACCCCATTCAATAAGGAGAATCACATGGCTACAGTACGTTTCAGCAAAGAACTCATCGACCGCATCGAGAAGCAGGCCCGTGCCAAGATGGAACCCGCAGTGAACCGGGTCAAGGAGCAGAAGCTCGACGCCAACTGGGGTCAGCGCATCTACGACACCATGTTCCTCGAAGCCAAGCCAACCATCTCGCAAGTTCCTGCTGGATGGTTGAAGACAATGAAGCATATTGAGATCGGCAGGGTCGGCAATGCCGTTTGCAATATGACCTTCGATTTCGCTACGCCGCAGCCGTGGCCGTATGTGTTCCCTGATACTGGGTTGGCCTGCAAGAATTCAACCTATGGAGATTCCATCAACCTCAGGGATAACATTGTCTGGGGCGAGTTCCATGCAGAGGTGACTGCCTACCACCAACGTGTTCAGGAAGCAGCCAAGCGCCGCGATGAGTTCGTGGCTATGGTCAAGAAGATATGCGATGCCTACTCTACTCTGGCCCCGGCACTCAAGGCATGGCCTCCCCTGTGGGACTTGATCCCTGATGATGTCAAGGACAAGCACCGTGAGATCAAGGAACGTACCAAGAACGAGGTGGTACTCGATGTTGACATCGGCAAACTTACTGCCATGAGTACTGCTGCCAAGTTTGGTATCTGACTATGCTCGATCTGAATCAACTCAACGAACACGGTGTTCCGCTACATGCTTGTAACGGGTACCGTCACGACGAGCACTACTGGGCGTGGCTGAGATATTGCCTTCAGACCGGGCAAATTCGTATATGAAAGGAGCGACACACATGCCCCGTATCGACGATGACAAACGTCGAGAGTGGCTCCGTGCCTTGCGCCGTTTCAAGTACGGTATCAGGGTGCGGGCCAAGCTCGGAGTACTACAGACTATCTGCGAACAAGTTGCAGCACAACGTAAGGGTAAACAACGATGGGATGCACCCCAATGGGATCACGACAGATGGGTAACACTGCTGTACACTTGTATCAAAGACAACCAGTTCCCACCGGAACTACTCGAAGGATTTGTGAAGACCGCTGAGGTTACGTTTCTCAATTCACGCAAGCAACCTACGGTGATCGGCACAGTGTATGCCGTGAACGAGGTATGTCGTGAGCAGAGTAAGGCACTCCGACAGAAGTTCGGTGTGTTCCTATGAAGTGCCCAGTATGCAACACATGGGTGCAGGTTAAGGAAACCCGCAGCCGCCCGCACAACATAACGTACCGCAGGTATGAGTGCGCCAACGAGCATCGCTTTGTCACACTGGAACAAGTTGCACGTGTAATCGAACCAAAGAAGAAGAACCCATGAACCTGAGAGCACGAGTACAAAACGCTTTGCTAGTCCTTGTGGCTGTGGCATCGCTGATTGTGCTCGTGTTCAACATTTTTACATAACCTTTTGGAGATAGAAATGAGCAAGACTAAGACCACCAAGAAGCAGCAAGTCATCAACTGGTTTCTCAAGCACCCACTGGCTACACCCAAGGTCGTGTCTGAGAAATTCAGCATGGCACTGCCTGCGGTATACACACTGCGCAAGCAAGCGATGCACGAGTACCAAGAGCGCAACGCTACAGAGATACTCGGCCCGCAGATCGACGAGCCACAAGTTGTTGTAGAGAAAGGCTGGGTTGATTCTCACCGTGCCAAGGACAGGCAGGTAGGGGGCGATCACTACAAGGAGATGGGGGTGCAGCCGTGGGATGTCGTGGACACATGGCCCCGTGACCAACGCATTGGTTACTACCGTGGCGGTGCGCTGAAGTATCTGATGCGCATGGGCAGCAAGGACGAGTCACCACTGGAGGTGTCGAAGGGCCAGCACTACATCCAGAAGTTGTTGGAGGTTCTCAATGAGCAAGAGTAACCCTCCCGCTGTGCTGACTGGGGTGCATATCACTGGCCCCGCAGACCCCAATGCTCAGGCTATCACTATTGCCAGCAACACCATGACGCTGAACGCCAACGCATCCATCCAGATGGGCAGCATCACGCTGACCGAGGATAAGTTCGCCAAGATGGACGCCATGCTGGAATTTGTTGAGCGATTCGTGCAGGAAGACGAGCGAGCCAAAGCAATCTGGATCGCCATCAAGGCAAAGAAAAGGATACTGACATGAGCTTCTCACCATTCGAAGACCCGCACTACCGGGATAGGATGATGCGCAGTGGCATCGACCCACGAGAAGTGATGCACCGCTTCGACGAACTGCACCAACGCATCGGCCAGTTGGAAAAGCATGTACACGCACAACCCAACGTGCTGGCCTTTGTTCAGGTGAACTACCCCGAGATCATCGAGCAGTATGAACTGGTGCAAGCCACCAAGAAAAAGATTGGAGCGAAGAAGATATGATGGACATCGTAACCATCGACTTTGAAACCTACTACGACAAGGACTTCTCGCTGTCGAAGATGACCACCGAGCAATACGTTCGCAGTTCTTTGTTCGAGGTCATCGGAGTGGGCGTCAAGGTCAACGACTACCCCACTGACTGGTACAGCGGCGACAACCCCGGCAAGTTCCTCAAGTCACTGGACTACAGCAAGCGGGCCATCCTGTGCCACAACACAGCGTTCGATGGGGCCATCCTGTCGTGGCATTTCGGCATCAACCCAAGGCTGTGGCTGGACACTCTGGGCATGGCGCGGCCCTTGCACAACGTCACGGTGGGTGGCTCACTCGCCAAGCTGGCGGCGTACTACGGGCTGGGCAAGAAGGGCGACGAGGTGGTGGCTGCACTGGGCAAGCGCAAAGCTGACTTCACTGAGGCTGACCTCGCGCAGTACGGCGAGTACTGCAAGAACGATGTGAACATGACCAAGCAACTGTTCGACAAGCTCAAGGTGGGTTTCCCATCCAGCGAGTTGTTGGTGATTGATCAGACGCTGAGGATGTACACCGACCCAGTGATTGAACTTGACGTGCCACTGCTGGAGAAGCATCTTGAGGAAGTGCGCACCCGCAAGCGCACCTTGATCCAAGACCTCGGCCAAGGCATGGGTGGGGCGCAGGCGGTGCAGGACATGCTCATGTCCAACGACAAGTTCGCTGAATACCTCAAGCGGTTGGGTGTGGAGCCGCCCACCAAGACCAGTCTGAAGACAGGCAAGGAGTCATGGGCCTTCGCCAAGACGGACAAGGGCATGACCGACATGCTGGAACATGTTGACGAACGTGTGCAGGCAGCGGTGTCTGCTCGCCTCGGGGTCAAGTCCACCCTCGAAGAAACCCGCACCGAGAACCTGATCGGTGTGGCCGGACGGGGCAAGCTGCCCATCATGCTCAACTACTACGGTGCCCACACTGGGCGCTTCAGTGGCGGTGACAAGCTCAACCTCCAGAACCTGCCAAGTCGTGGCAACACGACCATCCGCAGGGCACTGAAGGCACCACCGGGGCAGATGCTGATCTCATGTGACTCATCGCAGATCGAGGCACGTACTGTGGCATGGCTGGCTGGGCAAGAGGACTTGCTGGTGGCGTTCCGTGACAAGCGGGATGTGTACTCCGAGTTCGCCACTGAGGTCTACGGTCGTGCCATCACCAAGGCTGACAAGATCGAACGGTTCGTCGGCAAGACCTGTGTGCTTGGGCTGGGCTACGGCATGGGCGCTGAGAAGTTCAGACGCACACTGGAGATCGGCCAAGGCGGCATCAACGTGGTGATCGACATCAATGAGGCAGAGCGGATCGTCCGGCTGTACCGACAGAAGAACTGGAAGATCGTGCAGTTCTGGCAGAAGTGCGGCGCAGCACTCAAGGACATGTTGTACGGTGGTGGCAACGAGTTGCACCCCAAGGTGCGCTACGACAAGGGCGGCATCATCCTGCCCAACGGGTTCAGGGTGCAGTACCCGGCGCTGCGCGAGACGGCCAACGGCTTCATGTACATCTCGGATGCCCGCACCTATCAGAAGGCGCTCAAGGATCGTGTGCTCACTGGCTCACCCCCTGACGACATCGCATGGACACGCATCTATGGTGGCAAGGTGACGGAGAACATCGTGCAAGCTCTTGCTGCATTGGTGATCCGTGAGCAGATGGCCGCTGCCGGACTGCACTTCAAGGTGGCCTTCCAAGTCCACGACGAGATCATCGTCGCTGTGCCCGAGGACAACGCGCTGGCCGACCAAGCCAAGCTCGAAGCCCTGATGTCCACCGCCCCCAAGTGGGCACCCGATTTACCTGTGGCCTGCGAATCTGGCATGGCTGCGAACTATGGAGACACGTGATGACGCCCATACATCCAGACCCACGGGAGCACAGCAAGTTGTTCCCACCCGGTGGGCCGTTCGCCCCGCACCGCTGCGCAATTTGCAATGGCCGCTTTGAGGTAGGCCAGCAGTTCTACAACTACGGGCAGGGTGAGGTTGTCCATACCGCCTGCCGATTCGATCCACCCGAGGAAAAGAAATGACCATCGCTGAAATCAAGCGCGAACCGCGCAACAAAGACACCATCGACCTGCTGAAGCACATCGTGCAACAGGTTGAGGCGAGTGAAGATGCCACTGAGGTGCTGGCCTTTGTGAAGATCGGCAAGGACTACCACCGATTCTCGACGGGGATCGCCGACATGATGAAGCTGATCGCTGTGCTGGAGGTGGCAAAGCACGACTGCATCACCCGCATGACGACCGATTGACAGGAGTTCTCCGTGGTGTACACTGGTGGTTCCAACATTACATCTCCCTCGCAGGTAGTCCCTGTGGGGCACACTGCCATGCGCCTAAGCCACTCATACTCGTCGATCAAGCTGTTCGAGAATTGCCCGTTGCGGTACTACCGCCAACGGATCAAGAAGGAAGTCGTTGACGAGGGCGGCGAAGCGTCCAAGCACGGAGAACGTATTCATGCGTTCCTTGAAAACCGACTAAAAGGGTCGGGATTGAACTCAGAGGTGGCGCAGTACGAACCCCTGTGTGCTTCGGTGGAGAAGCTGGCAAGGCAGGGCACCCTGCACATCGAGTACGAACTGGTGCTCACCGAGAACCTTACACCAACAGGTTGGTGGGATGCTGACGCATGGCTGCGCAGCAAACTTGACGTACTCGTGATCATCGGCAACGATGCTGTGGTCATGGACTGGAAGACAGGCAAGCGCAACGCTGACCAGTTCCAGATGCAGATGTTTGCAGCGCAGGTGTTCAAGCACTTCCCGGATGTGCAGCGGGTGAAGACTTCACTCGTGTGGCTCAAGACAATGGAGATGGACACCGAGCAGTACACCCGTGTGAATATGAACGCGATCTGGGCTGAGATTATGAAGCGCATCCAGCGCATCCACGACGCCTATGACCACGCCAACTGGCCTGCCCGCCCCTCTGGGCTGTGCCGGTTCTGCCCCTGCCGTCACGACTGTGACTATGCTAGGGTTTAACCTTACAAAATAAAACTTGACACTCGTGTAAAGGGGTATAGAATGAGTGCATTGACACCAGAAGGCAAGGTCAAACGTAAGGTCGTTGAGGTACTGAAGAAGCATGAGGTGTGGTACTTCTTCCCCGCCAACAACGGGTTCGGTAAGTCAGGCATACCAGACATCATTGCCATCGTTGATGGGCATTTTGTTGGGATCGAAGTGAAGTCTGCAACGGGGAAGCCCACTGAGTTGCAGAAGATTTGCGGTAGGCAGATAGAAGAAGCAGGGGGCACGTGGTTGGTGGTATCGAACGACGTGACTCTTGAAGTGTTGGACGCAGTAATCGAAAACAGAAAAGACAGGTGATGACATGCTCGTAGTCGAGAAGGCCAAGGCTCTGGCCCTCAAACTGAACAACCCGAACCGGGTGCTGGACGCAATCGCCACGGCCAAGGCTATGGATGTGCGTGGCACCCAGATCGTGATCACGCCGCACCGTCTGGATGAGGTCAAGGTTCTGCGCAACCTCGGGATCAAGGCACCCAGCCCCATCCTGCATTACTACAACTGGCCGGGGCAGTACACCCCATTCGACCACCAGCGCGAGACTGCTGCGTTCCTGACGCTCAACCACCGCTGCTTGGTGCTCAACGAGATCGGCACTGGCAAAACCCAGAGCGCATTGTGGGCAGCGGACTACTTGATCAAGACCAAGAAGGTCACGAAGGTGCTGATCATGTCACCGCTCAGTACGTTGGAGCGCGTGTGGGGCGACGGAATCTTTACCGGATTGGTTCATAGAAAGTTCGTGGTGCTGCATGGCACCGCTGAGAAACGCATGAAGCTGCTCAAGACTGAGGCTGACTTCTACATCGTCAACCACGAGGGCTTTGCCATCATCAAGGAGGAGTGCCACGGCATGTTCGATCTGGTGATCGTGGACGAGGCGGCAGTGCTGCGCAACCCATCGACACAGCGGTTCAAAATTTTCCGCCGCTGGATGGACAACAACCCACAAGCACGTTTGTGGATGATGACCGGGACACCGACGCCCAACGACCCGACTGATGCGTGGGCACTTGCCAAGCTGGTGGGTTCACCCTACTGCACCAAGACGTTCACGGCGTTCCGTGAGCAGGTGATGATGAAGATCGGCCAGTGGAAGTTCGTGCCGCGCCCTGAGTCAGTGGACATCGTGAAGCACATCCTGCAACCTGCTGTGCGTTACACACGGGACGAGTGCTTTGACTTGCCCGACACAATCATCCAGACCCGGCAGGTGGAACTGACTGCCGACCAGAAGAAGCACTACACGCAGATGCTGCGCCACTTCGTGACTGAGATGGCAGCGGAGCGCGTGATAGGTGGAACCATCACGGCAGTCAACGAGGCAGTGAAGATTCAGAAACTTGTGCAGATCGCTTGCGGCGTGGCGTATGGCGATGACGGTCAGAACATTGAGATCGACTGCTCACCACGTATCAACTTAGTCAAGGAGGTGATTGAAGAAGCTGGCGAGAAGGTGATCCTGTTCGTGCCACTGACAGGAACCCTGCACATGCTGGAGAAAGAACTGAGCAAGCACTGGACGGTGGGCGTGGTCAACGGTGAGGTTTCCGCTGGGAAGCGCAACAAGATATTTGACGACTTCCAAAAGCAGAGCGACCCTCGGGTATTGATTGCCCACCCCGGCACGATGGCGCATGGTCTGACACTGACCTCTGCATCGACCATCATCTGGTACGGGCCGATCAACAGCAACGAGATATACGTGCAGGCAAACGGTCGCATCGAGCGTATCGGCAAGCGCAACGTGTCCAACGTGATCCATATCGCGGCCACTGATCTTGAGCACAAGATGTACGAGCGACTGAGAAACAAGCAGAAGTTGCAAGGCTTACTGCTGGACTTGATCCAACAACAAACACAAAGGTGATGACATGAGCGACAACGAAGTAGCATCGGACGCACGACTCCGTATAAACGTGCCCAACGTAGGTGATGTGATCCGCACCTACATGAAGCTGCGCGATCAGAAAGCTGCCGTCGAGGCTCGGGTCAAGGACGAAGTGTCCACGATCAAGGCCAAGCTGGAGAAGCTCGAAGCGTTCCTCAAGACGCAGATGGACGCGCAGGGCTTGACCAGTTTCAAGTCGGACTACGGCACCGCTTTCCTGACCACCACGGACTATGCAAACGTGGGCGACTGGGATGCAGTGCTGACATTCATCCGCGACAACGATGCCTACGACATGCTGGAGAAGCGTGTGAGCAAGATCGCTGTGCGTGGATACATCGAAGCAAACAAAGCAGTTCCCCCCGGCATTACATACGGCACCAAGCTGGAGGTGAACATTCGCAAACCCGGTGCCAAGGCAGAGGACTGACAATGATCAAAGCATTTAAGAAGTGGCTAGCGAAAGCAGCCTATGAGGGGGCACAAGCAAATGGCCCGATGGAATCAATTCGCTCCACCAACAGATTGCAGGATATGTTGTCTGAATCTGGTGCCTCTATCGTGGCGTTCCAGATTGAGAACGGATTCTTGGTGCGCACCCTGCGCCACAACGAAGACAGAATTGGTGGCCGCTATCCCGGCTTCGTGTACTGCGCCGACCATCAAGCCATTGCTGATCACATCGTTTCGTCGGCGATGAAGGATCGCCTTGGTGTGCAGCAAGACATGTTTGCTGAACAGCGCAAGCAAGTGAACATCGTCCCTAAATCAAAAACCGCTGGTCTTGTCGGTACCCAACAAGCCAACCCATCTCACTAACCCAAGGAGTCTCAAAGTGAGCAACATCGTACCCGTGAATATCCAAGTCCCCGCCCACCTCGCAAGTCGTGTGGGTGTTCCCTCTATCCTCGGCGCTGCCTTGACTGGTGGCCTGTCCTCTGGTCAGTCGTTCCCCAAGATTTCCATCAAGGCCAGCCGCTTCCGCATCAAGGAAGGCGACACTGAAACTGTGCTGGAGTCCACGGCCCTCGACGTGGTGATCGTCGGTGCCAACCCCCGACTGTCCAAGACTTGGTATGCCAAGGCATGGGACAAGGACGCAGAGCCTGCTGCACCTGACTGCTACTCGCTCGATGGTGTCTCGCCTGACCCAGAAGCTGAGGATGCGCAGAACGATCTGTGCGCAAGCTGCCCGCACAATGCGTGGGGTTCCAAGGTGACACCCACCGGACAACAAGTTAAGGCGTGTTCGGACAACAAGCGTCTGGCCGTCGTCTCGGCTGATGATCCATCTGGCCCGGTCTACCTGCTGTCGGTCACACCCGCTGCACTCAAGGGTTTGAACCAGTACCAGAAGGAACTGTCCGTGCGTGGCATCCCGCCTGAGATCGTCAAGACTCGTGTATCCTTCGACACTGATGCGTCGTTCCCCAAGCTGAAGTTCACCTTCGGTGGGTTCCTTGACGCCGACATGCAAGAAGTTGTTGACGGTCTGTTCGGTTCCGAGCAGGTCAAAGAGATCACCGGGGAAACCCTTAGAACGCCAGTGGCTGTGCCCCAGATTGCACGTGCCGCTGCACCAGTTGCGCCGAAGCCCGCTGTCAAAGCAGCACCACCCGTTGAGGAACCTGCACCTGCCCCTGCACCAACACAGGCTGCTGCACCTAAGCGTGGTTTCGGCGCATCCAAACCGGTCGCTGCACCTGCCGCTGCCGCCCCTGCTGCCAAGCCTGCTGCCAAAGCTGCTGCCGCTGCCCCTGCTGCGGATGCTGCCTCCTCACTGGCCGACGAGATCGCTGCTCTCGTTGGGGAGGTGAACGCAGATGACGCCTAAGCCGCCTCTTGACTTTTCCAAAGTCGAGGCGTTGCGCAAGCATATGCTCCTGACAACCTTGGACATGTCCGAGTTGTTGGGAGTGTCCCGGATGACTTATTATGGATGGGTGAAGGGCAAACCACTTCGCAAATCCAATGATGAGTCCGTCCGAGCAATGCTGCGCAAGCTGTTGGATGTGATGACGCAACACAACTGGCCCACCCCAGAAGTGATTGCGTCAGATCAGAAGCAGCGCAAAGAGCGCCTCATGGTTATTCTGAACTCAGATCAATAAGGTGGCGGGGAGGGGCAACCCTCCCTGTTTAGGCAGGGGCAATATGGACACGTTGAATTTTCTTCAGCGGGTTCTACCGTCGGCAGGTTTCTATGTCACCACAGTCATCAACCCAGATGGCAGACGCCAAGGATTCTTTGCTACAGTAGAAGAACTCGCAAAAGCAGTGACTGGTCTTGACCAGCGCGGCAACAACACATACTTCGCCATCTCGGCATTCGTCGAGAAGGGGAATAGAAAACAGGAGAACGTCCGGGCGACCAAGGTGATCGCACTGGATGTCGATTGCGGAGACGGCAAACCGTACCCCACGTGGAGGGAAGGACTGGCTGCAACAGGTCGGTTCATCCAGCAGATGGGGCTACCCAAACCGCTGATCATCCACTCGGGCAACGGACTGCACGTTTACTGGGTGCTGACCGAGGAGCTTGAACCGTTGCGGTGGAAGCCGCTGGCTGAGGCCATGAAGGCTGCTGCCAAGGACAAGGGCTTCGAGATTGACCCGGCTGTACCCGCCGACTCGGCGCGGGTGCTGCGCCCCGTAGGAACCACCAACCCCAAGAGCGGCACTCAGGTGCGGATGCTCATTGACGCCCAGCCTGTGGTAGTCGAGCAGTTGGCTGCTTGCCTGTCGGCGTACATGGTGGCTCATCCTATGAGCCAGTCACGTTCAACATCCAGCAGTCCGTTGGCACAAGCGTTGCAGGTACAGCAGGACTTTCCTCCAGCCAACGCAACCGTGATCGCCACCAAGTGCCAGCAGATCGGCTGGGCGGCGAAGAACCAAGGTGATGTAGAGGAACCCTTCTGGTACGCCATGATCGGTGTGGCTGCACACTGCCAAGACCCAGAGGCCACGGCCATATCGTGGTCAGATCAGCACCCCGGATACAACGCCAGCGAGACGCTGCGCAAGCTATCACATTGGAAAACGGCAACGACAGGCCCGTCAACCTGCAAGAAGTTTGAGGAGCTTCGGCCTGCTGGCTGCAAGGGTTGCAAGTTCAAAGACAAGGTGGGCACCCCGGCCCGACTCGGTATCCAGTACCTCGAAGTCGCGCCATCGACCACCGCCCCTGACACCACAGCGCATGATGTCCCACTGCCCCGCCCGTTCAAGCGCACTGCTGACGGCATCAAGATGACCGTGGACGAGACAGACATCGACGTGTGCAAGTTTGACATCTACCCCGTGGGCTACGGCAAGGACGAGTCACTCGGCTACGAGACGGTGCGCTTCCACTGGAACCGTCCGCACCTTGGGTGGCAAGAACTTGTGATGCGCCAAGCCCTGCTGACCGAGGGCCACCGCGATTTCGCCACGGTGCTTGCCGACCAAGGCATCGTTCTTCTCAACCGTAATCAAACAGGATATTTCCAGATCATGCTGCGCTCATATATGGACGAGTTGCGGCAGAAACGTGCGATGACAAACCTGTACGCCACGATGGGTTGGAAGGAAAACTTCTCCCAGTTTGTCATCGGGGACACGGTTCTGCGTCGCAACACTGATGGCTCCGTCAGTGAAGAATCAATCGCTCTGGCCTCCGGCTCTGCTCGGCTAGGCCATGAACTCTGGCACACCGCTGGGTCGAAGGACGCATGGGTGAACTTCACCGCGCTGCTCGACAAGGCCGACCTCCGAGCGCACATGTTTGCGCTGGCCGTAGGTTTCTCTGGCCCGCTGTATGCGTTCACTGGCCTCAAGGGTTTGACTGTCTCGCTCTACGGCCCGACAGGTGGCGGCAAGTCACTGGCCCAGATGTGGATTCAGTCCATCTACGGCAACCCCGACAAGCTGCACTTCGCAGCCAAGTTCACGCAGAACTCACTGTTCGGTCGCATGGGTCTGTACTCCCACATGCCCATGACCATCGACGAAGTGACCATGATGGACAACAAGGAGGTGGGCGACTTTGCGTACTGGGTGAGTCAGGGTCGGGACAAGGCCCGCATGAACCGCAACGCTGAGGAACGTGACGCCAAGACGTGGGCGTTGCCAGTCATCGTATCCACCAACAAGTCTATGAACTCCAAGCTGATCGCCAGCGGGCTGGATACCGACGCGCAGTTGGCCCGTATCCTTGAAGTCAGCGTACCACCAAGCAAGCTGTTCACCAAGGACAGCACGGCTGGCCGGAAAATCTACGAGTTCATCAACGCCAACTACGGCCACGTCGGTCGTGAGTTCATCAAGCGGCTGTTGGAGTTGGGCGAGACAGGCATCCGCGCTGCCATTGCGCAGGCCACCGAGGACTTCCGGGGCAAATACAAGGCACAGTTCTCTGGTGAGGAACGCTTCTGGGAGCAGTCCATCATCCTCGCTGATCTGGCTGCACGGCTGGCGAAAGAGTGGGGCTTGATTGCCTATGACCACAAGGATGGGATCGAGTGGGTGCTGGCGCAGGTGGGTGCCATTCGCCGCGCTGTATCCGATTTCAAGATTGATGCGTTCGACCTGCTGACCGAGTACCTCAACGAGAACTCTGACGCCACGCTGACCGTTACCCAGACGGGAACCAACAAGCCGATGGTGGACTTCAGTCGTGTGCCTCGTGGTGAACTGCGGGTGCGCTTCGAGATGTACCGCAAGACAAACGGCGACGTGTTCTCACATGGCACTGTGATGCTTGACCGCACCCACTTCCGTCGTTGGCTGGCGCAGCGCGGCGCAGACTACAAGACGTTCATGGGTGAGATGCAGGACGAGAGCGTGATCGCCACACCGAAGTCCAACAAGGCGTACCTCGGCAAAGACTCACCGATCAAGCTGGGCCAGTCCTATGTGATTGGCGTGAACCTCACGCACCCACGGTTGCAGGGTATCCTGAGTGACGCAGACCAAGCCATCGAAAACATGGCCTACGGTCAACTCAAGATGATCACTCCGTAACGCCGTACAGTTCGAGGATACGCTCAGTCTCGGGACGCATCGCCTTCGGCTGAGTCCGAAGGAATCGTTCCGTGGCAGTGCGCTGTGCTTCGCGCAGTGCGCGGTTGGCCGACTGATTGAAGTTGCGAATCTCAAGGCCAGTGCCTTCAGCCGCTTCGTTCCAGTCCTTGACCATCTCCACCACTTCGCGGGCACGTCCCTCGTCCTTGGCAATCTTGGCGCTGACGTACAACCCACGATACGTTGCAGCAACATCCTTCTGGTAATCGCCGACCCGCTTGGCTAAACGCACCACATCGTTCTCGGCCACTGCCGATGCAGGGTAGAAGCCCAGTGCGCGGGTGAGCATGGTGCCCAGATGCAGATCGTTGCTGACCACGAAGCCCTTCTGGCTGACGATGGCCCCTGCGTTGTTGTATGCCGCCATATCACCCAGTGCGCGGAGCATGGCAACTGGCGACTCGCGGGCGATCTTGGTGAGCGAAGTCTTGTCGTCCAGAACCCCGACAGTCTCCAGTCCGTAGCGGGCCACGTCTGCCGACATTGCCACAGCACCTTGCAGGAAGGATGCCACTGGCCCTGCGATCTCGATCAGTTCACGCCCCACGTCGGCCCCTGCCAGCGCGATGCCAGTACCGGGGATGATGTTGGACAGCGACACACGGTCGGCCACGTTGGCAGGTGTGAATGTGTTGATTACGCCGCGCATGAGGAGCGGCGACATACCGGGTGCGATGGCGTCTAGTGCTTCGGCCAGCGTCTTCTCGGCGCTGCCCTTCCAGACCTTGTTCGGGCCAAGCCCAAGTGCCTGCGCGATGGTGTCGATCAAGTCCATCAAGTCTTCTGCGAAGGGCAGTCCCTTCAGACCAGCGAACATGGCGAGGATGCCCAGCGCCAGTAGTTGTTCTCTGCGCGGCAGCGCGGCCAGCATCTGGACACTGTTGACTGGGAACATCTTGAACATGAACAGGAACTGGCGCACGTCGCCACGGAACATGGCGGGCCGGTTGTACATGGCGTACTCGCCCAGCGTGTTGTCGATCATGTCCACGGCGAACTTGTCAGCCAACTCAAAAGCTGTTGCAGCGTCCTTGCCTTCGACCAGTGCGCGTGCGTAGGCCATGCGGAACGCAGCCAAACCTGTTGCACGGCGGCTGTGCTGCTCGGTGTAGTTGAACAGCGACATCCATGTTTCTGCCGCAGCCTTCGTGGCACCAGAGCGGAACTTGCCCCGCGCAGAACCCAGCAACGAGTTGGTCAGTGCGGCCTGCATGGTGCCGCCACCGACTTCCTTCAGCATGAAGCGGGCCTCTGCCTCGGTGAATCCCGATGCTTTGAGCTTGGCCGGATCAGCCAGCAGGTCGTCCCAGAACTTGATCTCGCTTTGGCCGAAGCCCTTCGTGGCGTTGGTAGCGCGACTGATCTCCACCGCTGACATACCCCAGCCAAAGCCGCCACCGAAGGCGTTCTTCTGGTTGTACCCAGAGAACGACGGCAACACGTTGGTTGCCAGCGCGAGGTAGTTCAGGATGGCCGTGGCAAACGATGCGCCCATGAACGCAAAAGTTGTTGCCGTGCGGATTGCAGATGCTGCTTCCCCGGATGCGAAGTCCGTGTAGTCCACGTTGCTTTGCGATTCCATGAAGGCCACGGCCCGACGGCCACGATCCTTGAAGCGGTTGCCCATGACGGGCGATTCCTTGGTCACGAACGTGTAGTGGTAGTCGTCGAACTCCCGCTTGGCCGCGAGCTTCTTGGCCTCGGACATGGCCGGGTCTTTCTCGGCGGCTTCCCATGCAGCCTTTCGCTTGTCGTACTCGGTCTTGTCCCCGAACCACTGGCGGATGGAGTCTGGGTCGCTGTCGTCGAACAGGCGGTCAAGGCGGTGACGGTTCTGCTTGCGAGCCACAGTCGATGCGGTTGACTCAAGATGTTGCGACACGTACTTGATCGTGTTGGGGTCTTCACCCGGTGTGCCTGCTCGCTTCAGGCGGGTACGGGCCTTGGCGTTTTGCTGGGTCAGACCAACGATCAGGCGCTCACGCTCCTCTGGTGTGATGCTGATGGAGAAGCGGGTGATCGCGGAGATGATCTCGTTGAGGTTGGCCTCCGCCGTGGTCGAGACTGTTTCACGGGCCGTCTCAGACTGTGCAACAAGTTTGACTTTCTTGATCACGAACTCGGTGCCGTCCAGCACCTCCATCTCGAAGCCATCCTTTACGTCGTCGAACATGCCTTGGACACGCTCGGCCATCGCCTCGGCCTCGGCGCGGTTCTCCACTTGTGCAAACAGCAGTTGCTGGCGGTAGGTATCCGACACCTTGAAGATGCGCCCAGTGCTGGGGTCAACGGCTTGGATGCGAACCTGCCACGAACCCTCACGACCAAACGGCACGTAGCCACCAGCGATGGATCGCTTGGCAAGCAGTTCAGCGTCGGTCTTGCTCAACTCGAACAGGGCCAGATTCTGGATGGCCTGCTGCATGACGAAGCGGTCGGGGCCGGAGCGGGGGATGTTCGAGTCCTTCTTCAGCGCCTCGATGCCAGCGGCCACGTCATCCATCTGCTTGCTGTCGAAGAACGCTTGCACGTCTGCATTGCGGTCGGTGTCCCGGCCCAGCACAGCGGCGTTGAACTTTTTGATGAAGTCGTTGGCAGCGGCCACGGACTCACGCTTGGTCAGCATGACACCACTGGCGTCGATGGTGGAGCCTTCGGCCCGCAGGGACAGGTACTTGTCCTCGATCCTCTTGATGAACGACTTGTCGTTCTCGGTCAGGGCGCGGTCGAGGAACCGCTGCACAACACGCTCCACGTTGTCACGCTCACCCTTGGCCGCAGCGAAGTTCGCCAGCAGCATGTCGATGGCCGACTTGTTCATCGTGTCACGCACCTCGTTGTACATGATCCACTCCGGACTCTGGTCGGTCAGATCAGGCATGGCCGGGTACGACTGCTCCACTTCGACGAGTGTGCTGGGAGCGTCGATGCGCTTTTGGTACTCGCGCTCGATGGCCTTGCGCTCCTTGTCGGAGGCGGCGTTGCGCAACTCAGCGTCACGCTCGGCCCGCAGGACGGCACGTTGTTCCTCGGTCATGGGGCGGGGCACACCGATGGTGTACTTGATGCCCTTCTTGAAATCCTCCAGCGTAAACTTGCCACGGGCTGCGAGGATGTCGTAGACCTCTTGGTTCAGGCGGACTTCACCACCTTCGATGGTGATCAGGCTACCCATCTTGCGCAGTTCAGCTTCAGTCAGGTCGCCCAGCTTTACACGGCTGGTGACGTTGAGCATGGCCGATGTGCTGGCGATCTGCGCCTCGGATGCGCCCTGTGTGAACCCGCGACCCAGCACCTCTACGGCGGGGGACAGCACGGTATCCATCATCTTGTTGTACTGCGCACGCAGTTGCGCTGCGGTCTTGCTGGTGTCGCGGAAGATGTCGTACAAGCGGCGGTAGCCTTGGTTCTCACGCGAGGCATAGTTCATCGACTTCAGTTCGCCGATCAAGCGGTTGGTGTAGTCGCCGATGTTGATGCCACGATCCTTCATGTCTTGGAACAGGCTGGTGATGTCGAACAGCTTGAAGCTGCGCTGGCCGGAGGCGTTGGACGCCGCCACCCGGTTGATCTCGTCGTAGTACTCACCGGCCAGTGCGAAGCGACCGGAGCCATCGGGATCGTCCATGCCCTCAATCGCGCTCATGCGCTGGGCCATCGCCTTGAAGTCCATGAAGGTGCCGCTGGTGGTGCCGTTGCGCACGTAGCGGCGGGACTGGCTGACCAGATAGCGGGCCATGTCGTCCTCGAACGTCATACCTAGTTTGTTCAGCGCGTTCTTCACGGCGTTCCAGAACCGGGCGATGATGTTGGTGTCCAACATCCCGGCGAAGTCAGCGAGGTATTCCTCAGTGGCTTCTTGGCGCGACATCTTGCGGGCCTTCATGGCAGTGTCCACTGCCGCCTTGACCTTGGGGCTGGAGTTGTACACCCCGTCGAGGGCGGCGTTCAGTTCCTTCTCGGTCAACAGACCACGGAAACCAAAGTGGCCCAGCGTTTCGTGGGCCAGCACAAACTTCAGTTGCTGCTCAGTGGCAACCCGGTCAGCGAAGATGATGACGTTGCCGTCACCGAACGAGAAGCCCACGGCACTGGCCGTGTCGAAGTCACCCTGCGGGCGCGAGGCCGCAGCCTGCGCGTACAGCTTGGGGTTCTTGGCTTTGAAGTCCGCTTGGTTGCGGTAGACCTGCACCTTCGGCTTGATGCCTAGCTTGGACAGGAACGCACTGACCAACATCTTCACACGTCCCAGCGGGATTGGGTTGTTGATTGGCGTGCCGTCGTCGCGGAAGTATCGGCCATTCCAATCGTCGGCGGGGCCACCGGCATTCCAGTCGTCCATCGAGAACGGCGCTTCATAGTCGTCGTCTGCCGCGATATTGTCCTCGTCAATGATCTGTTCACGCTTAGAGCGAACGTCCTCAGTCACCTCCTCAGTGGCGACACGGAACTGCCCCTTGATGGTGCCAGTGAAAGGAGTGCCGTCCTCATCGAAGTAGTCAGCCAGCATGTTGCCGTTCTGATCGACAAACAACTCCATACCTGCGGCGCGGGCAGCAGCCCACAGATCACGCAACTTCTTGGTGGCGTTCTTGCGCGTAGTTGGGTTGTAGGGGACACCCGTATACGTGTTGATCTTCTTGATCTCGTCCGACAGCGCCGTGGCGGCGTTGGAGCGGGTGTCGTTCTTCAGGTTGGCACCAGCCTTGCCGATAACGCCGCTGACCGGGCCAACACTGGCCTTGTACTTCTTGACCGTATCGGCAGGCAGGTTGGCGACGCGCAGTTGGCCGGAGTCCAGCATCTTGGTGGCGGCATCGACCGACAGACCTTTGACCACGGTGGTGATTTGGGGCAGCAACCCACGCTGGACAGCGTAATCAAACCACGGCTTGGAGTCGCCCTTGACTGCACCGCTCTTGGCCGCATCGCTCTTGTAGACCGCCTCGATTTCTTTCTTGGTGTTGACCAGTTCGATCAACACGGTGTCGATGGCATTTTGCTGGGCGTCGGTAAAGCTGGTGGTTGCCATCAGTTCACGGGCACGCAGAACCGCAGCGAGAATATTGGTATCCTCACCGGCAGTGTAAGCAAACTCCACCACGGTGCTGATCGCATCAGCAAAGTCACGGATGTCAGTGGCCCCCTCGGCGGCAGCGAACTCGCTGTTGACCAGTTGCAGTGGGGTTTCTTTCGCACCTGCCAGTTCCGCAGCGCGTTCGATTGTGGCTTTGCCATCGGCAACATCTTTGCGCCACTGAGTGCGCTCAGATGCGTCCAGTTCGCCATACTCAGGCGCACCCTCGGGCTTCATGTCCTCCCACAACGCTTCAGGTGTTTGCGGATTGCGCACATCCTCAGCGATGGTGTCCGCAGTGTTCTGGGTACGGTCGCTGTCAGTCCAACGAGTCTGTTGTTCGGGCGAGAGTGCAGTCCACTCGACGCCAGTGTCCATCGCGTCCCATGTTTCAGCCGGAGTCTCTGTTACGGCGGGGGCGGCGGCTGGTGCCGCCACGGCTTTTGGGGGCTGGGGTGCCTCCTTCTTCAGCGACTTCTTGGCGGCTGGCTTTTCGGTTTTGGCTTTGAGGGCTTCACCTTTGGGGGCAGCTTTCCCTTTGGCGGGTACTTCTGCTCCCACTCCTTTGCCAGCTTCGGGTTGTTGGCGTGCAGGTACTTTCTTTGCGCTTGGCTTTGGAACGGCACTTGGTGTCTCCTTGACAGTGACTTCTGCAACCTTGGCACCCCTGCGCAGGCCACGGGCACCGGGCGTTTGTGTAGCGCGGGGCTTGGGCGGAGTGGGGGCTACCTTGGTTTTGACACCAGCAGCACGGAGCGCAGGCAGTGTCGGCTCACCTTCTTGGGTGAACATGGGCAACTGGGTCGAGGCTTGGCGCAGACCACGGTCTTCGGCGGGCATTGCTGCCAGCGTTTTCTCGATCTCACGCAAGCGTTTGATCGCGTTGTCCCGGATGGGCGCAGTGATGCGATTGGTACCCTTGGATTGGTACGCCGCCACAATCCGTTGAAGCTGATCGCGCTCTTGCTCCAGATCGGCGCGAGTCTCCCCGGCCACTTCTTGCTGCGCGGGCTGTGTCAACAGCGTGCCTTCAGGCAGCGCAGTGGTAGTTGGCAGCGGTTGAGCGGCACGCAGGCGCTCACCGCGAGTTGGGCGCGGCAGGCCACCACCGAACAGGGGTAACTGCACAGGCTGGGTCGGGCCAGCTTGGCGCATGGGCATGGGTTGCTGTCCGGCAGCAGCTTGCTGTGCCTGCTGCATGTCATATAGGTCACGGGCGTTCGCGCTCTGCTGCGCAAGTGCCTCAGTCTGTTGCTGGATGAGCGCAGCTTGCTGGGCCTGCGCGGCCTCGAACTCTTGCTGGCGACGCAGGCGGTCTTGGATGACCTGCAACTGGTTGCCCATCTGCGTGTTGACAGGTGCGACGGGCGCTGGGCCAGCGAACTGGAGCGCACCTTGGCGGGGATCGGGTGTCACGACTGGCGCTGGCGCAGGCAGTCCGGGCAGGGGCGGTTGCGGCTGCATCCGTGCAGCCAGTTCTTGAGCGGGGATCGTGCCACCAAAGATGTCGAGCACACCTTGGGAGCCGGGGGCCACACCGGGCGGCACGTTGCCCTGCTGACGCAGCAGAACATCTTGGCGGGTGACATCCGCAGCACCCGGCCCCATGCCAGCCATGATGACTGGGCCACCCACTGGAGTGAGCGGCTGGGTAGGCGCGGGGAGTCCCAGCGCAGTGGGCGCGGCAGGGCCACCCAGTTGGAGCGGAGCGCCGGGGGTTGCACCCGTTGGGGTAACAGGCGTGAAGTATGGAGCCACCGCTGTGCCGGGAGGGGCAGGCGTGTAGCCGCCACGGGGGAATCCAGTGAAACCGGTGCCTTCCACGGGCACAAGATCGCGCCCCGGAGTGATTGCGGCGGGTTGGGCCGGGTTCAGCAGGTTCTCAGGTTGGCGGCTGCGCAGGTTGGCAACACCACCCAGTGGGCCACCGATACCAAAGCCAGCGGCGAACGAGTTGATCAGGCGGTTGACACCCTCGGGCGAGGAGAGGTCTTGGCCGGAGATACCCAGCAGCAGAGCTTCCTGTCCAGACTCTGTGGAGCCTTCGAGCGTACCGCCCACACCGAAACCTATCGCGCCACGCTTGAGCAGTTCACCAGCTTGCTGGGTGCGAGTAGCCCCGGCAGGCAACGCAGCGCGGCCTAAGCCACCGCCGAACAGGCGGGAGGCCAGCAAGAACTCAGGCAGTGTGTCCAGCGCGGCGTAGGGGATCGACCCGGCCAGCGCCTTCATGCGGGCATCCACGTCTTCTGCATTGGCTCCCTGCTCGCGCAGTTCGCCGTAGATGTCAGCCGCACCCGTGGCAAGATTCTGGCCGTAGGTCGCAGCAACTGCACCGGCCAGACCGGCAGCTTCACGCAGCAACTTGTTCTCAGCAGCGTTGATTACTTCGCCTGCGGCTTTCTTCTTGGCCGCAGCGATGACGGCTTCCTTGAATGCGGCTTTGCCCATGAGGCCAGCTATCGCACCACCAGCGCCAGCCAACGGGCCACCAGCAGCGGTACCCGCGAGGAAACCCAGTCCCGCCGTGGCGATGGACTCGATCATGTTCGGCCCCTGCTGGGCGAAGTTGGCTACGAACCACTCGACGGCACCCCGGCCCGACTCGATGTCGGTGAACTGGCGCTCATAGGGCGAGGTCTTGGCAAGGTCTGCACCTTGCTGCTCAACAATGCGGCCACCCAGTTCCTCAGCGCCAGCCAGTTGGAGGCCACGCCCAGCCAGCATCTGCAACTGGTCAACGCCACGCCCGAAGGATTTGGACGCCAGTCGGCCAAGGCTAGGTTCCCGGATGGACTGGAGGTACTGGCCGTAGGCTTGCTCGTCGAGCGGCATCCAGTCGCCACTGGTGGGCAGACCCGTGCCGGGGCCGCGCAGGTAGGACTCAGACTGCAACGCTGTGGCTGCGTCGTCGGCGGCGAACGTCAAGCCGTTGACGAACAACTCTTTGCGCGAGGGGCTGAACGCAATGGCCGCAGGCTTTTGCATCTGCGGCATGGTGAACTGGCCTTGCTTGGTGAGCGTTTCCCCCATGACAGCCATGTCAGCAGCCGACGGGCCAAGCCCGCCACCGCCAATGCTGGAGGTGGGGCTGAACGGCGCGTATGGGTTTGGCTCCTCCCCCACGTTCACTTTGCTCAGGAGCGGGTTTGCGAAGGAGAGTCCTGCTGTTGCCATAAATTACCTCGTCTGTACGCCGCCATAAGTCGGCAGTCCTGCAATGGGATATGCGGAGTTCGATGTAATCTTAACGCCATCAACCTCGATTGTGCGACCGGACGGGTTAAAAAGGTACGGCGTACCAGACCCCGGAGGCGTGATGACGACAGTACCGTCGCCTGCCCCGGTGGGCTTCACGTCGTAGCGGAACTGCTTGAGTTGTTCCACAGCAAGTTGTGTGTTGCCTTGCACACGCTGAACGGCCACCTCTCGGATCATCTGTGCCAACTGCTTGCCGTTTTCCTTCTGGATTTCCAACTGGGTCTTGAAGGTTTCCTCGTTGACCTTAGCCGAAGCTGCGGACTTTTGCTGGCGATAAGTCTGATCAAACCCCAAGCGGGCTGCGTCAGCGATCTCCGATGCCGACTGGCCTTCCTTGGTCTTGCGACCGTTGACGATGATGTCGAACTTGCCATCCGTGCGCGGCTGGATGCCAATGGGCACCCCGGCGTACTGCGACCACACAGCGGCGAGACGGCGCGGATCGTTGGCAAGCGTGAACTCTTGCAGACCCTGCATCCCTTGGAGGTAGGTCATACCATTGTCGAGTTCCAGCACCTTGGCACGCGCCTCCATGAACTGCGCACCCATACCAGCACGTTGGAACATACCAGCCAGACGTTCCACTTCCCCACGCTGCTGCATGGCCCGCTGCATGTCCATCGGGATGGACTGCGGATTGGCGAGGTAGAAGTCTGCCTCGGAGCGCACAGGCACAGGTGCCGCAGCGGCAGGAGCAGCAGCGGCGGCAGGGGCAGGGGCAGCGCCGGGGGCAGCAGCAGCAGCCGGAGTCGCAGTAAGGGTTAACCCGGATAGGATGTCCCCGATGGGTTTGGACATAGCTGCCCGGCCCCCTGCCGAGGTTGCGCCCTTGTAGCGCATCAAGGCTTCTTCGACGTTACCACCAGACTGCTGAACCATCTGCGAGAACAGTTGCGCAGCAAACGGGATGGCCGTGTTGGGGTCGAGCATCTGCTCACGGGTCAGCCCGTGGACGGCGGCGATCTGCGCAATGCCCAGACCAAACTTTTCCCCGCGAGGCGAGACAGCGGTGGGGCTGAACGACGACTCGGTGCCGATGAGCCGCTTGAAGACCACGGGGTCAATGCCGTACTGAACCGCGCTCTGCTGGATGATGGCGTCGTAGGGCGTGACCTTGTTGTCGTAGGATTGCGCAGCTTTGGTCGGCTTGGATGGTGCAGTTGGCTCAGTGGGTTTGGGTGGCAACTTGCGAACACCAGTCGCCAGTTCCTGTTCAGGTTGGCGCACGTACCGGTCATAGAACGGCGTCAACGAAAACGATTTTTCCGGAAGCTCGGTACCGAACAGGTAGTTGATACCGCGAGCACCCGCACCAAGTACGTTTAAGCCCACGGCGGCTGGGAGTTGCGCAATGTCAGCAAGGGCGGCAGGCGCTTTCGCCAGCGCGGTACGGTTATACCCTTGGCGGATTTGATCCGGGGTGAGTGCTACCTGACCCGTTGCGTAGGGGTCTTGTTTTAGCCGAGCAACCTCTGCCGGAGTCATACGCCGAACCCCACCTGAAGTAGGTGCAGGAGCCGCAGGCGCAACCGGCGCGGCAGGTGCAGCAGGTGCAGCAGGTGCAACGGGCGCTGGGCCAGCGATCACCGGAAGCTGACCACCGGGTGTGAACTGGGGCACCTGCGTGGTGGGAGCAGGCGCACGCAGCATCTCTTGGCGCAGTTGGTCAAGCCGGTTCTGCTCCTCAATCTTTAGCTGGTTTTGTTGGGCGACACGTTCAGCTTCTTCAGCCGTCCGCATACTGCGCCCGACCACCCCTGCGCCGCCAAGAAGTTGTCCAATGTTCATGTCGATCTCCGATCAGTTACGCGAGCGAGGGTTAGAAGTCAGTGTGCCGAACAAGTCGCCGATGTCCTGCTGCGTTTCGCGCTGTCGTCTTGCGGCGCTGGTGTACGCATTCTGCAAACCACTGTAGTTCACCGACGGGCCAGATGTTGGCATTAGCGAGAGTCCAGCCTGCTGTGTCTGGAGGCGCGGGCTGATCGCCGACTGGAAGCCTGTATCGTATGCGGTGCCTGTGCGGCGACCGGACTCAATGTCGAACCGACGGGCTTCGGACTCGCGGCGCTCACCTGTCAGACCACGCAGACCAGCGCGTTTTGCGACGGCCCCTTGGGTCTGGGCGCGGCGGGCGCTTTGCAGGCCGAAGTACTCGGGGTCGAAATACTTGGATTCACCTGCGAGATTTTGCGCTTGCTCCAACCGTTGGTTGAACAGGGCTTGGTTGGTCTGTTGCAACTGACGCAACTCCTCGGTCTGCTGCGACAGCAGGGCTTCTTCCTCGGACGACAGACCGGAGCCAGCCAGCGCGGAGCCAGCCAACATACCAGCAGCACGGAGCGTAAAATCGGCACGTCCGGCGGGGCTTGTGAGTTTGGCCCTGAGCGCTTCGCTGTAAGTCTGGGGAGCGCCAGCGGTGCCAGCGGCTGCGGTTGTACCTGCGGCTGCGGTTGTACCAGCGGCGGGGAGTTGTGCTGCGGGCACCGGCATCGCGCCAGACAGACCAGAGGTATCCAGTCCCGCAGCAGGAGCCGCGCCGGGAGCAGCGGCGTCACCAAAATACTCTGTAAACGGTCGCACCGGAGTACCCGTCATACTCAGTTCCCCAGCCCCAGCCGCACCCGTGGTACCAAGGCTAGGACTACCATATCCGGGGGCAGGGACTACTTGCCCTGCGGCGTTAACGTCGTACACTGGTGCTGGTGTGCCTGCGGCGGTAGGAGCCGCCGTGTATCCACCGATGCCACCGCCGATGCCGCCCATAAGCGCACTCTGCCCGATGTCCTCCCCGAGCACGGCACCCTTGGCTGCACCCAGTCCAGCGCCCACAAGCGCAGAGGTAGCCGTCGTACCGATGGTCGCACTGACACCCGCGAGTGCAGCCGAACCGGCAATCATCGGCGCGAAATACGGGATGGCAATCATTGCAGCGACACTGACAATTGTCTTCAAACCTTTACTCATTTTCGATCTCCTATAGCGTCATACGGACGTATGAACATGATTTGTTGAACCCGAAGCGGTTCATGTAGATTTTTGCAAGACGCTCGGGTGCATACGCATCGAGGAACTGCACCCCGTTGGCCCTGAGCCATTCCAAAATTGTGCGCCAGTACGCCGCTTTGAACCGCATCAGACCACGACCAGCAAGCGCCATCACATCCGCGCCCTTCCTACCGTTGGTGGTGTTGAACTGGATACCCATGACACATGCTGGTTCACCATCCTCGAACCCGACGAAGACTGCCACCAGTCCGGTGACAGCGAGGACATAAATATCCTTGGCATCCAGTTCATCCTTGGCGATCTCGTTGCCCTTGCAGGCATCATCGAAATACGGCTCCAGCACGGGCCACAATTCAGTGACACGCTCCGGGGTTAGCATCTCGATGGTCATTGCTGGCATCATGCGTCCTTGTACTTCTCAACCAAGCTGTCGAAGAACTCCTTGCCCTTCATTTCGACCACGCGCTTAGGGATGACGTATTCTCCTTCATGTGCGTTGATCAGTACAGACCCGTCAGCCTTTTTGGAGTCAGGGGTCATACCACCACGGGCCATTGAGGGGATCGCACCACTGGTCACTTGGGATGCGGCGATCTCCGGGCCACCGGCCATTGCAGGACTACCGCCTTGCATCATGTTCTGCCCACCCACATCCGCTTGGATCGCACGAGCGGCGAGGAGCAGCACAAAAACCAGCCCTTGGTCGTACTCCGGGGGCAAGTCTTGCTCGGTGGCGATACCCTGCTGAATGGCAAAGTTGCGCACGTAGGAGTACATCTCCGGGTTCTGCGCGGCCACGGTCGCCAACTGGACAATCATGTTGAGTTCTTGCTGGGTCAACTCGCCGGTCTGCATCACCTGCATGATGGCCTGTTTGATCTGAGCCAACTCCTGCGGGCGCTGGGTTGCAAACTGGTTGATCTGCATCTCCATCATTTGCGGCGACATCGCGCCGCCTTGTGGCTGGCCCTGCGGGGTCAGGCCGACATTGCCCGACGGGGCTGCGCCCATACCCATGCCCATACCTGCTTGGTCAGGCATACCGCCCTCGCCGATCATGCCGCCTGCTTGGTACGATGGGATGAACGACTGCTGCCCCATCATGCCGGAAGCCAGTCCTGCACGGGCGTTGCCGCCCATAGGTGCGCTGGGCGCGGCGCTGCTGCCCATGCTCAAGATGCTGGCGAGCGCCGGGGGCAGATCGAGGTTTGTCATGCCGGGGTTGTTCATGGAGTTACCCTTTCAGTTGGTTGATCAGCGCGTTGACTACGCTGCGCAAAGTGGCTACATCGTTGGCAAGTTGTTGTACGTTGCCGACAAGTTTTACATAATCGTCGAGGCTGGGTACATTCGTTCCACTGATTGTAAACCCCGCTCCTACAGCCGTCACTTGTGTCATTGTCTGAGCCGGTGGGTTTGCCACCGTCACAGAGCCTCGGGTCAGCGCCGTTGCAGAGGCAGCGTTTGCACCTCTGGCCCCGGTCAGGAGTTCGATGTTCTCCTTCATGGCGTTGAGCGTGCTGAACTGCCAGTCCGTCAGCCCCTGTTGGGGGATGCTGGGGATCGCCGTAAATCGTGGTGGTCGGATAGCCATTACACCTCCCGCAGGCCGAACATGGTTTCGGCCAAGTGAATCGCTCGCACCCGGACGTTACCCTCGACACCCACCTCGAAGGTATCGGTGCGATACCCAGTGGGCAGGCGGAACCCATCCACGTCGTTGACCGTGGTGGTGAAAATCAACTGCTTGTTCACCCAGAGGTAGAACGTGATCTCATCGGCGTTGTTCCAGTTGGTCAGCGCAGAGTTCCACAGCACCGTCTCAGTGTCCCATGTGTTGGTCACGGTGCTGTAGTCGGCAATCACTCGGGCTGCGCCGAGGTTGAGCATGTCCTTGGTGATGATGACCTTGGACTTCCACTCCATTGTCAGGGCGGGCTGACTCAGATCGTCCCACTCGTAGACATCGCCCAGCGTGCCGGAGACGTAGTACAGCTTGCCAGTCTGTGTGTCGTACCACGAGGCAGTGAACACCGGGTCAGTGTCCACAAAGAAGCCGCCCACCTTGGCGTCCTGCTCAAACACGAACGAGCCGGTGGAGTGCGAGGCAAGGTAGTTCTCACCGTAGTATTCAGCCACGACCGTGTTGGGGTTGACATCCACCGTCCACGTGTCGTTGTTGTACAACGCCTTGGTGACAAGCGCCGCGCCGCTGGTGGGCGAGTACACGGCCAGCCCGTCGTTGGTAGACCAGACGATGCCGTAGCCCATCGTGACCACACTCTGGGCGCTCAGGCAGGGATACAGCACGTCGATGCGGTCAACGGACACACCCGCTGCCGGGTCGCGCACAGCAACGATGTAGGGATAACCCTTGGTCAACACCAGCAGGGAACCGGCTATCGCCCCGAGTGCAACGATCTGCTCCCCCACCGGGGTGGCGTACCGACTGGGCCACGCGCTGGGCTGGCCGGGTTCGGAGAAGTACAACGTGTTACCCACGAAGCCCACGAGGATGCTGTTCTGGACAGTGACCAACCCCTGCAAGTCTTCGGGCGGCGAGTCGTACTCATCGCTGGCAAGCACGTCGAGCAAGTTGCGCGAATCGAAGTCGTCGAGGAAATCGAAGTTGCCGCCGTCGCCCCAGTACCGGGCCGCAGTCGTGGGTGGGTTCTCGGAGACATCATGGAACATGGTGCCTGCACCCACAGCGGTAGAAGCCACGTCCCCCGCCGCCTGCGCGTACTCGAAGGTGTAGTCGTCGATCACATCAGTGACGATGCCGCCTGTGATGTCGAACGATGCCACGGTGCAACCGCTGATTTTGAAGCGGTCTTCCTCCGACAAGTTGTGAGGAAACAACAGCGTGACCCGCGAGACGTTGGCCGTGCGCTGCACAGTCGTCAGCCCGGTGGGGAACCAGAGCGTGGCGAGGCGGAAGTACTCAGTGCCGGAAGCTGCCGCCAGCGTGCGGTACAGGCGTACACCACGCACAAAGTTGTCGCCCGAAGGCTTGACCGTGGGGATGGCGCTGACCGTGACCTGAATGCCCTCTTTGATGTACAGGTTGTCCGATGGCTTGGAGGCGATGGACTCCTCGTCCCACGGTGTGAACCATGTGAAGACGTAAGAGCGGGCCTGCGTCAGCCCGCCGAGATCGACGTTGCCATCCGTGTAAGCGGTTGTTGTGATCTGTACACCGGGACTGAAGTAGGTGAGCGTGGTAGTGTTGACCACGGTGCATTCCACGTTGGTCGCGTTGAAGCTGCGGATGTTGAGGTTGACGTTACCGCTGGTCGTGGCCGCAGTGGCGACTGTGATGTCGAACGTGTTGACCGTGACGTTGGCGATGTCGAACGTGCCATCGACTGCCGTACCGGAGGTGTAGTCCAGCGTGACAGACGCGCCGTTCGCCAGCCCGTGGCCGTTGAGCGTGACCGTGATGGTCGTGGTGCCGGGTTGATTGTAGGTTCCCGTGCGGAACGTGAAGCCTGAGATGGTAATGCTGTTGCCCGTGCGCAGGCCGTGCGCTGTGCCGGTGATGATGGTGGCGGTATTGCCCGCATCTCGTGCAAAGCTGGCGGTGGTCTTGGTTGTGAACGTCGCAGCGACCGTGGTCAACACCTGCGAAGTGAGCGGTATGGGCAGACCGAGATCGTAGTACCCGACCGGATACGGGGCAGCGCCCGATGTCGCCAGATCGTAGTTGCTGATCTTGGGCGAGCCGTCGCCGGAGTAGTAGAACCGCTGCTCGTCTTGCAAGTTGGCCGAGGCCACCGCGATGCTGACCTCAGTGTTCCACGAGAGCCACTTCAGATCGTTCGGGTTGGCCGGGTTGCGCAGCGCGTACAGCGTCTTGATCACGCCAGTGCGCTCAGTGTTGTCAACCACAACAGGTTGTGGGTAGGGAATCAGATCACCTGAGTACAGCTTGCAGTTCTGTGCGATCTGCGCAGCCGTGTTCGGCAGCAACTCCGGGCTAACCTTGGGAGCCTTGCCGAGGAAGTTTGTGATCTTGATCCCAGCCATTACGCAACCAATCCTTGTAGGTAAACCGTTTTGCCGTCTTGCTTGACGGCAGTCAGCGCCTGCTTCTTCAGGTTTGCGGGGTCATACGACACATGCACCCAGCCGCTGTCCGGCACACCCTGAGTATAGAACTCAAGGATCACCTGAGTAAATGGGAGATTGCCGCGAACCCACTCGGCCAGTTCTGCGTTGGGTACACCGGGGATTTCGATGTCCGCTGCCATGCCTTTGCAGTGGTCAGACGTTTTGGAGCCACCCACCTTGGCGTTGACATCAGGATGGCGGAAGCCCGAGTTGACTTTCACGCCCTTGCCGTAGTGGTCACGCACAGGTTGGAGTACATGTACAGCCAGCGCCTGCAAGTTGCTGATCGCCGTCTGGTCGGGCGAGTTGTCCATGTCGTGGCGCAAAGCGGTTTCGCTTTTGGTCATCTCGGACAGCGTGAAGTTTTCAGTCAGGTTCATTTTGCTGGCCCCGATTTAGAGAGCAGGTCGGTCTTGGCTTGTGAGCCAGCACTGCTACCAAAATAATAGGCGATGATGCCCGTCCATGCGGTGCCGAGTGAGCCAAGCATCATCAGGATGGCTGGATTGTTTTCGTCTATCTTGCTGAAAAACATCAGTGTCACGATGCCGAAGAAGCCTATCGTGACCGCGCCAGCCAGAATGGGCGGCATCATTGAGCGGGTGGTAGCCTGCATCTCCCGTGCTGACTTCCTGTCTTCAACCTCCAGCTTTTCAAAATTGAGGCCAAGTTCTTGCGCCTGCTTTTGCAGTTCGATCTCAGCAATCTTGACCTGTGCAATCTGCTCTGCTGACAATTTGTTGTTGGAGATCATGTCGCCAACTTTGTCCGGGTCAACCCCGATAGCTTTGGAGATGGCCGACACAGCCATACCAGCAAGCGGGCCACCCATTGCGGTGGCGATAGTCGGTGCAATCTGTTTGAGCCAATCCATATCAGTTACCCCTTTTAGTTAGTATCGTGCTGGCAATCTCCAGCATGAATTTGACCTGCTCTATATCCACAGGAGGTTCGGCCCAACCTACCGTGATCTGTCCAACAAACCGATGCGAGTCAGGCGGCACACTTACCCGGCAGGTAAATTTTACGCCCTTCTCGATATACCACAAGCCTACCTCGGATTGAGCGTATCGGTACTCGCCGCAAGGAATCTCGTTTGTCATCAGCTTGACGACATCCGAGTTGTTGGATGAGTTCTGGCTGAACAGACCCACGTCGATGTCTTCAATCGTCTTGTCGCGCCCGTCCTTGGTGTAGGCCCGGTACAGCACCCGGCTGTTGAACAGCGGGTTGACCCTGAAGATCGCTACTACCGCCGCCCCGGTTTGCTTGAACAGCATAGAGCTTGCATCGTCAGCGCGGCTGGTGTTGATCTCCGGCAGTTTCTTGGACTCCTTGTATGCGTCCAGCATGAAGGTTTGGTTCTGCCAAAGGAAGTACCCAGCAAAGGCCACCACGCCCATGATGAGGATGGCGAACAGCTTGAACGGCGAGTCCACATACCCGAGCACCTTGTCGAGTGTTGTGTTGGCGTTCAGCTTTTCGTCGCTCATCGCAAGTGCTTCGTGTAAAGGACGATGCCGCCGACCAGAAGGCCAGCAAGGACGATTACTCCCAATCCGATGGCTATGTACTCAGCCATGTCCTCAAGCTGCCGCTGACGTCTCTTTGCTTCTCTGGCGGCTGCTTCTTTGGCTTCCCTGCGTCTACGTGCCGCTGCGGCTTGGAACTTCTGCCAATCACTCCACATCCCCGGACGGCCAGCGTAGACCATGCGCTCACGAAGCTCCACCTCCTGAGCGTTCAGTTGCTCCAGCGCCATGAATTCTTCTATGTCGCTGCCGCCGCCCTTCTTGGTGGCTCTTTCTTGGATGACCGCCTTGTTGTCAAAGTAGTCAAAGACCCTTGACCCGAGCGCAGACAACTCCTTGCCATTGGCAAGGGCTGCTTTGATGACATTAAATGCAGCGTTCGCTGCGGCAATTTCGGCAATCATGTGGTACTACTTAACCAACGGGTTGACCCAAACGCCGCAGCGCGTGGGTTACTTGGCCTTAGTTTTGGAGCCGTGCTTGGTACCGGGCATCATCTTGCCGTCAGGCATTTTGTGCATTGCTTTAGGTACCATGCCGCCCTTTTCATAGGACATGGGCTTCTTAACCATACCGCCTTTTTTGTAGGCCATAGGCATGGCGGCGGGCTTGTCTTTTTTCATCATCATTCCGGGCATGATTTACTCCTTGGTAAGTTTGGTTTCGAGCTTTTTGAACAGCAGCCCGAGGGTGCTGTCGATCTTGTTGAAGCCGTCTTTCATGTCGTGCTTCAACTCCTTGAAGTCGTCCTTGATGTCAGTCATTGCAACTTTGAAGTCGTCCCTGCGGACGTAGACTTCAGGGAGGTCACGTTCGATCTGCTTCATATCGGCCTTCAATTCTTTGATGGCATCCCAGACGACCTTCAGCACCCACCCAAGGGTGGCACCTAGTCCTGCAAACAGCCAGTTGACAATCGTCTGATCCATCGGGCTTTACTCCTGCGGGAGACGTGCAGCTTCTTGGGCAGCTTGATACGCAGCAACAACTTCAGCAGTGTGCGTCGCCGCACAGATGGCCTGCACACGGGTGTCCTCGGCGCTGTAATCATCGCCGGGGGCAACGACATGGCGGTGGAACTTGCTGCTGATTTCAACGCCATCTTCTTTGATGGCGGTCTTGGTGCGAACTTGCACAACACCCGATTCGACCACTTCGATGCGGTCAACAATCTGAACTTTCTCAAGCGCCATTTTGATCTCCAATCAAAATCAATTTCTGGTCATCGGGCCAGTACGGTTTACCAAGGAACAACTGAGGTTGGTTTTGCAGGGTACAGCCGTTTGAACTGAGCCTCAATCTCACTTTCTTTGATCTTGTCTTTTGCCCACTTGAGGGCAACACTTTCAGTTACTGACGAATACGGCAAAAACTCTGGGCCGCTGGTGTTGTAGTCCAACGACACCCCCAAAACAGCAGTTTGCTGCTGGCTTTCAACCTGTCTGGTTATTTCCAACCACACTGCATGAATTGCTCCGGTGGCGGCGTCAGAATCTACACTGACTATTTTGTAATTATTCATGGCTGACCTTTCAAGTTATGGTGCCATTGATCACAACAGCTTTCAACACTCTGGTTCCAAAGTCAACTGGTGCTCCAGAATTGTTCTGAAGCCAGTATCGAACTGTTGCACTAGACACAACTTGAGCAGTTAGCGTATAAGCACCAGCACCGTTCCAGTCCATGCCGATGACAACTGGGTCTCCAACGTCCGCATTCGGGACTGATATCGTATCTGTAAAAACACTTCCAGAGTTGACTGTGCCGATAACCTCTGTCTTTTTGCCGCCTTGGATACGACTAATTTTTGCCGCGCCAGCACTTATACGGCCAAAATTAAATCCTGACGAATCAACACCAAATTGAAGTTCACTGCCAACGTCATAAAGATATAACTTTTCGACAAGCTGGTTGCCCTCTCGTCCAATAATTGAACAGCGACCAAACGACCCATTGAAATTTGATGGGTCAAAAGTTGATATATTACTTCCAATAAATCTAGTTCTTGATGGATATTGAGCGTTCCAAAGCCACAAAAATGTTCCATCCCACATTGGGTAAAGCATTGTCATTTCAACTTCAGCAAGGTTTGATGTGTAAATTCCAGTCACCAGCCCGCTTGAGCCGGTTTCCATGTAGGGCATAATCCAAGTGCTAATGGCATTTCCACCATTGACAGGAAAAAACATACAAGCTGCGCCAGTAATTTCTGCGGGATACATCCAAACTTTGTTGTAAACGCTGTCATGGCATTCACGACCCGGCGTGTTATCCATGTAAATTGAATATTTACCACCAGTCAAATTTAAGTTTTGGAAATATCCATGTGTGCCGTTTCCGTTGAAATACGCAATTTGAGTACTTGTGCCAAGACTTGCCGCCACGTAAATGTTTATCATTACAAAGTGGTTGCACGTTTCTTTTTTGACACCAATTGCCGTTGAATGCGCGTCTTTAATGTCAACCACTAAATCGTGCAATTCAATGTTTCCGAGTTCGGATGCTTGACCCGCTTGAATAACGGCCTTAGACCCCGACAATGCGCCAGCAGCGGCTTTTAGTATCGCACCAGTTTGTTGTACTGTACCGTATTGATTGACTGCTGCGGATGCACCACGAACAGTTGTTCTGGTCGGCACTTGAAGCGTGTCGCTAATAATGTAAACACCTTCAGGAATAAAAATGCACGATGCGCCAGAATTAAAAGCAGCTTGAATTGCTGCTGTGTCATCTGTAGTGCCGTTGCCTGTTGCCCCGTAATCAAATACGTTAGCAACAGCGCCATTAATCATTGAATACGTTGCTTTTGTTAAAGCCATATTAAACCTCTTTATGCAAAATATGTGACAGCGCATCTTTCAATGTCTGACACTCCAGTTGACAGTTCGCTTACCAAAATGCTTGAAGTATCAACAGCACTTCCAGATGCTCTAAAAAATCCTCTTGCACTATTATCAGATATATAAGGAGCAACCATAGTTCTTAATGCTGGAAATGTAAACTGCTCTAAAACGGAAGCACCCGTTCCAATACCTATTGTGGTAGCAGACGTAAATGGAAGCGTAAAATAAAACGCATTTCCACCAGTCATTCCAGCGGTGCTAATATTTGATACGCTAAATACTGCGGTCACACAGTTGCCAACTTTGGTGTAATAACCAGTTGTGGTGGTTGCCGATGCATTGCCACCACTAGCAGCATCAAAAAACGAAACTGTCCAAGTACCTTCTTCATAGTCATCCAGCAACTCGCTTGTGCCTGTGCCCGATGTGGCAGAAAAGTCGATGCCTTTGCCATCTGCTGCCGCAAAATTACCAGAAGCATTAAAACGCCAAGTTTCAACGCCGCCTTGTTGAATAATCAACTGACGGGCAGTTGCACCTTCGTTCAAGTTAAGCGTAACACCCGTGTTTTCAGTAACCGCAAAAGTGGCGTTTGTTCCACCACCACTGTTTGCCAACGTCAACGAAACTGCGGTAGTTGCGCCAGTAATTGTTGCGGCTGAAGCAGCAATTGCACGGCCTGCGGTTAAGTCAGAAACAGGTACTTTGCGTGTTTGCCCACCTTGAACAATTGGCAATACTTCCGTACCTGCCAGTGGCACTGTTGCGCTGGTCAGCGCAGAGATTTTTGTATCTGCCATGATTAGGACTCCAGTGCGCCTGCGAACTCAGGCAAGGTTTTAAGATGCTCGTAAGCCTGTGCTACTGCGTTTAGACCGTTGAGGTTGTACGCGCACTGATATGCTTTTTGGTCAAACATCTCGCGTTCGCCGTTCTCGTCTGCATTTCCATAAAAGCCAACATTGAACGCAATATTGTCTTTGCTTCCAGAAAAATTGTTGACCCTGATGTAGGCAAGAGGAATGGTGATTCCTTTGAACTTTATGTCTTTGGTGAGTGCCATTTCAATGCTCCTTGTTCAAACGTCAGACGACAATACATTAACAGTGACGAAACCAGCAGCACGGCTGATAGTCCCGCTGGATGGGTTGTGGATGTTGATGGTCACAGTGTTGGCGGCTGACACTTGCGCTTGAAGAATCAAAGCGTTGTTAAGCGCCACGTTCATAGACACCTCAACGTAAGCGCCAACAACAGCACCAGTAACCGTCAAAGTGTGAGTTTCGACACTTTGTGCAGATATGTTCGCAGAAGATGCCGAAAGATTCAAAACAGCACGGATTCTGCGTTCATTTCTGAAATCCAAATACTGCAAGGATGCCGAGTCGTCACGCTTAAACATTCCGACAAACTGATTGTCGTCTTTCTGCCAAACGGTTAACTCATTGGCAAACATATCGCCAGTGGAAGGCTGTGCTGTTTGATCAAAAGAAGCCAAACGCACTGGCTTGTAAAACTTGGTCACATCACCAGCAATGCCAGTAGGAGACTGATCAGCGTTAGGATCAAGAAAAAAGTTTGGGATGTTTGATGTTGTGCGCGATCCGGGCAGAGTGCCAGTGATGAACAATTGCTCGCTAAACACCCCCGCAAAAATTGGATTGTTGATGAACACACCAGTTGGATCGTCAACAGCAATGCCATAACCCAAGGTGTTGTTGTATGTGGACACAACAACGGGCGCGTTAAACACAATAAGTGGATATGTTGATGCAGCGGTTGATGCAACTTGAATGGGGCTACGATTTAACCCGTCAGTGTTGCTGCGATTGCAATCCATTACTGTAAGGTTGTCAACAATGATGCGTTGCACGTAGCCTGCGCCACTTGCTGCACCACGCTGAAGGCTAAAACCACTACGCTCGGATGTTTGCGATACGCAGTCCTTGAACAGCAGGTACGCCGACGCGCTTGCGGTGTCATTCAGGCTGACACGAAAGTTGGCTTCGGCTGGTGACGACAATCGAGTACCTGTCACTTCGTCCCAGCAATTGTCAAAACCTTTACAGGCAACCAACTCAATGAAGAAGGACGCATCTGCACCAGCGTTGAATGGCTTGAAGCCGGACTGGTAGTTTTTGGATGCGTAGCAATTCAAATACTTGACATCAATAGTCTGCCAAGCAAAGTTTGGTTCGTTCCAATAACCATCACCACTGTTGCCGGGGCCGGGTGTAGGCGATCCGGGGTTGTCACCAATGGTGTAGCTGGATTCGCAGTCAATGAATCGAATATTTAAACCAGCCACGACCACGATGCCGATGCGAGGTGAGAAGAAAGTTTTGACGTTGCGAACTTCCATGTCGTCAACGCCAGCAACATAAAAGCCGTCATAACCGGCACGGTCAATTGTGATGTCGCTCACCAAGATGTTTCTGATCTTGCCAAAGTCAGCTTGTTGAGGCGTGTCGCTTGTCTCAAACAGGATGCCGTCATAACCAGCAGGCGACCCAGTTTGTTCATCACGGCGACCGTCCAAAATTGCGCCGTCACCAATAAAGGAAATGTTTTCGATTGCGGGTGCGCCAGCAAAAGGAACACGGTTGCTGACCTCAAACATAGAGATCGCACCGTAAGTTGGAATTGTGCCTTGCGAGAAAGTAGTTGTTGCTTTAATGGTTGAACCATTTAAGTGAACAGTTGTGTTTGTTGGGACGTTGAAGCCGTGGCTAATCAAATAATTAGCCTTTGGGAAATCAACATCACACCCACCGATAGTTCGTGAATAATTAAACGTTTTAAGAATTGCGGCTGCGTCATCAGTCACACCGTCACCAACAGCGCCGTAATCTTGGACGCTGATGCGCTCACGCATTTTTGCTTGCGCTGTTCTAGTTACAGCGCCAGTACCGGACTGAAGGAACCCGACGAGCGAAGAGCCGGATGAAGCGCCGAGATCATCTACGACTTCCTCAAATGCGTCTTGCACATCGGTAGCCGCGATCCAACCATATGGCGTCACTCCGACCTGCGCTGCTGTCGCCTGATCAACTGCATCCAACACAGACTGCGCAGTGACGCGCAACTCAATGCGGGAACCCGCAGCAAAAGAGTTGGCCGTAGAGCCTTCCTGTGCCCGCACCACGGTCATGGAGTCGCCCGACCGCGCTGTGACCTTGATCACCTCAAACGTGCCGCCTGTGCTCTCCAGCGTGGCGTAGAAGTAGTCGGTCGCGCCGAGCGCAGGGAAGCTGGCTCCGTTGCCCGTCGTCAGGACGATGCCCGTGTCCGAGGCGTTAATCGCAGTTGCCAGTGTGCCGGAGGCGTTGTTCTTCAGTTGGATTCCCATATCTACTCCAGCAGGATGTACGAGCCGTCTTCTTGCAGCATATCATCGCCGTCTTCGAGCAGCAGGTTGTTGAGGAGCGCAGAGGTCTGCCTCCGAATGCGCCGCATGATCAGGACGATGTTCAGTGCCATGTCAGCCTCGCAGCACCACGGTCACGTCAACGGCGTTGGCCGAGCCGCTCGCAATCACCGGGCGGATATACATCGCAGCCGTTGTGAACTCGAACAGCGCAGCCGCTGTGGCGCTGATCACGGTGCCACCCAAGTCCTTCATGTCGAAGTAGGTCGTGCCGTCGTTGGAAACTTGCAGCCCGATGGTCGCACCACCGAAGGTGCCGCCGAACTGCACAGCGCCCGCTACAGCAGCCTGAGCGGCGACGGGGAAGGCCGTGAGGGTGTCACCAGTCACGATGTCTGCCCACGTCACACGGGGCGTTTTACCCGACTGGGTAGCGACGAAATCAAATGCGGGAGTTACGATAGCCATGTTGTGTCCTTTCAGAGAAGCAGATAGTCGTCAGCATCGTCGATGATTGCCCGGATGGTTGCCGCCGTGATCCGGTGCTCGAAGCGGCTGTTGGCCGGGAACGGGATCGCCAGTGTGCTCTCCTGTGCCCGAACCATCGTCATCACGTCGTCTGTGCGAGCCGTGACCTTCACGATCTCGAAGTTGTTGTTCACGTCGCTCAAGGTGGCATAGAAGTAATCGGTCGCGCCGAGGATCGGGAACAGCGCCCCCTTGCCTGCCGTGACGGTGAGCGATGTCTGCGTGCTGGACACCGCACTAGGTACGAAGGCAACAGCATTGTTGGAAAGTTGAATTCCCATGTCAGGCTCCAAAAGGTTGCATCCGCACGCGCATGGTGCCGCGCACATTGCCGAGGTTGGCCCGAGCACGACGCTCAGAAGTCTGGTACACGTACTGCTTGGCGTGATACGCAGCAAGCTCACGATCAGACCATGCTTGGTTCGGCAACACCAGAAGATGTTGCAGCGCCCCGTGCATGATAACTTCTTCCAGTTCATCCATGATGAACTCGTCCATCGCCGTGGCGTTGCGCTTGGGTTTGAGCGCCAAGAACATGCGGCACCGATACGTCGCCTGCCCATCAGGCAGCGGCAGAATGATGTACTTGTCCGGGTTGACTTGGCAGATTGACTGCGGGGTTGAGCCGTCCGCTACGATTTCAGGAGGCAGCACGTAGGGCGAGTTCTCGTTGAACAAAGCCTCGTTGTACTCAAAACTGTTGAAGACATTTGGAGGCGTCAGGCTCCACGCCACAGCCGGGTCTTGCCCGCTGTAGAGGTCGGCCCACTTGGGATACAACTCGATGGCTTTCTCCATCGTCAGGCGCTCCAAGGGGCGGTCATTGACCACCGCCTCGAACATCACATGCACATCGGTAGTCACCGGCTTGTTGTAGGCGTACTCGCTGACACCGGGCAACAAGTTGAACAGCGGCACTTGGTACCGATAGTACAGCGTGCGCTCGCACGTGCGGATGGCCGAGTCGCGGATGTACTGCACGATGGTGGCGTTGGGGCACCCCGGCACAGAAGCCTGCACACGGGGGACGAGGGATGCAAAGGTGCGGTCGGCCATGTCAGATCACCTGTCTCGGGTCTTGCCCGCCTGCTTCGGTATCCGTGATCGTGCGCGACTGCAACGACACACCGAGTCCCTGAACAAACGAATCTTGGAACAGTTTGGCTCGGCCCGAGTTCACGTGCTCGTTGTCGATTGACTCGGCCAAGAACACAGTACCGTCCACGACGGTGGGGAAGTACGCATCCGTGGGAAACGTGATCTCTTGGTTGAGCGTGTAGTCGGGCGGCGTCTGAGCGTACTCCCCGACAAGCACGACACCCACCGCAGGAGCGGGTGCCACGAAGAACCTGTTGGGGTTGCGCACGTGACGCATGAAGTTCACGGGCTGGCCGGGAGCCTCGCGCAGCCATCCGGGGGCTGTGCGATCCAGCGTCTCGCGGTTGACTTCCGTGACGGCATCGCCGTTCTTGACTTGGAAGATTTCGATCAGCCGTGTCGAGTCCGCAGGGCAGCTTTGCAACACGGTGGCCGGAGTCGTTGGAATATCCCCGATCACTGCGAACAGGTCGGGGCGAAGCATCACCATGCGCTTGAGCGTCTGATTGACGAAGCCGAGCATCACCGTATCGCTGTAGCGAAACGGTGCCTTGGTGTCTTGTATCAAACGACGCACTTCGGTGATGACTTCGTTGGGTGTCATGCAGGCAATCCTCGTGAGGCTTCCTCGGCCAGTTCAGCAGGAGTATACGGCGGAGCCTCTGGAATGTCATCAGTTGACAAGTCAAGCGCACCCTTCTTCTTGCGTCCAGTTGCCTTCACAGCCTCTGCAACACGTTGTGCAGCAGCCGGAGGGATGAACCGCTCAGGGTAGGCGATCTCCTCGGGCACGACTTCGCACTCGGGGTTCTTCGCCAGAATGGGGTTGAAGTCATAGATGAAGCCATCGCTCTTGACTCGGATGTACATTTTGCTCATTCGGATTTCCTTTTGGTGGTTGACTATCGGTACTGCGCAGTTTTCTTTGCGACAGATTTCGGCTGGGCTACGAATTGTTTCCCCGCAGCTTTGCCCATGCGTTTTGCACGTGTTGTTGCAGCGTACTCAGCAGGGCTAAGACTCTTAATTGCAGCTTCAGGAAGGTATCGTTCACCCGTGTCAGAAGATTTTTTACCACTTTTGGTTCTCCATTTTTGATCGCCCCAGTCCTTGAGGCTTTTCTGTGGGGCTTTCATGTCAGTCCCTGTACCCGCCGCCAGCGGCCTTGTACTTCTTGGCAACAAGTTGTGCTTTGCGTGCGCTCCATTGCCCAGCAGCAGTGCCCTGCACCGCAGCAGACTTCACCTGCGACACGATCCGCTTGCGCAGTTCGGGCTTGGTGTAGTTGCCAGCGGCGTTGACCGTGGATTTGGCTTTGGGTTTGGTTGCCATGTCAGCAGTTCCATGCTTTGAGGGAGAGAGCCTTGCGGGTGGGTTTACCCTTATCATCCTTCATTGGCCCCGGCATCCCAGACATCCGGGCGCAGAAACTGGCCTTGCGGCCTGCGTCCTCTTTGGTCTTGGGGTTCGGCGCTGGCGGCTTCAGTCCGGGTTTACCCGGATTGGCCTTGTTGTAGGACGCACGCCCCTTGGCGTTCAAGCCGCCTTTGGGGTCTTTGCCTTCCTTGCGAGTCCATGCTGGTGTCTTTGCCATTACGCCACCGCTCCTTTCAGTACAAGAAACTGAACCACAGGACTCTCGGTGCCCGCTGACGGAATTGTTGCGTTGTCGATGTTGCCCACCGAAATGACACACGATCCTGCGGAGACGGAGACAACGTGAACCTGATAATACTTGCGCGTGGCAGCAGCCGCACCAGATTTAATACTCAACACGAAGACATCGTTTGCTGCGATAGTGCTGTTGGTCAACGTAAACTCGTCTGCGTCATGTCCGCCAAGTGAGCCTGCGAACAGAACAATCTCCCCGGTGATCTTGTCGAGCGTGACCCCTGTAGTGCGGCTTGTGCCCTGCGTGACTGTTCCACCCGTACCGACCGGGTACCCGATTGAAGTGGTGGCCTCAACGGTCGTACCCTTGACAGACGCCGGAGTTGTCGCGCCGACCGTAGTCCCGTCAACCGCGCCGCCGTCGATGTCCACCTTGGGGATGTTCACCTCACCTGTACCCTTGGGCGTGATGTTGATGTCGATGTTGGTGTCAGTACCGTCTGCTGCCAACGTGTTGCCGTTCAGGTTCACACCCGCCGCAGCCGCGCTGGTTGCCAGCGTCGTAGACTCCACGAGGGTGAGGCCCGAGAACGAGCCAGTGATTGTTACGCCCGACAAGGTGCCGCCTGTGATAGCTACGGCCCCAGAGTTCTGGGTCGCCATCGTGCCGAGGCCCAGCGCCGTGCGGGCGTTACTGGCACTGCCAAACGCGATGTTGGAACCCAGCGTGAGATTGCCGGTGGTGGCCTGCACCGTGTTGCCGGTCAACTGCACGTTGCCGACCGAGGCCGACGTGGTGCCAACCTTCATGGCTGTAGCGACACCTGTGCCGCTGTAGACCGTCTTCTCAGTCGCGGTCGGGCCATCGTCAACATGCAGCAGTTGATCGAAGGTGGAGGCAATGGTGGAGCCGGTAAGGTTGGTTGGCATGTCAAGCCCTCTGGATCATTACTTCGATGGTCGAAGTCAACGGCGGAGCTTGCGAGAACGTCAGTGTCGTGCCGCTCACACCGTAGGTATTCTTTTGCTGGTAGACCCCGTTGACGAACACCTGCGTGTTGTTCTCATTGCCGGGATCGTAGGTCAGCGTGAAAGCAACTGTGCTTCCGTTGCCGGTAAAATTCTGGACTCGTTGGTACGCTGCCTGTGCAATGGTCAGTTGCTGAAGGGTAATCGCCTTCGTCTCGTTGGCGGTCGCGTCGAAGATGACGAGCTTATCGTCCGTCGCAGACTGTGCGCCGGTCAATACGGTCAGTGCCGGAATACGCTTGGCTGTCATCCTAATCTCCTATACGAACAGGGGGCATGAAGCCCCCTGCCAGTTTACATCACGCCGGAGTGACTGCGTTGGTACCATCGGCTCGAACCCAAGTCGAGTTAGCGTTGGCACCTGTCGCAACCATCAGTCGGCTGTTGGTCGTGTCAAACACGATAGTCCCAGCAGCTTTACCCGCCGTATTGACAGCATCGCCGATAGCGCCGATCTGTGTAGCAGTTGCGGTGCGAAGCTGAATGTACCCAGCCGTCGCGTCTACGTCGCCGGTGAGAGTACCAGCAACGCCACCGGAAGCAGTCAATGCACCAGTCACAGTCAGCGTCTGCAAAACTGCTTTGCCGCTGTTGATGGTTACATTGTCTTGTGCAATACCCGTATAAACACCCATGATGTTCTCCTTTTAAGAGTAGGGGCCGAAGCCCCCACAGGGTTTAGGCGTAGCTTGCAGCTACGTTAGCCACGATGGCAAACACACTGACCACGCAATCAGTCGGCGCAGCCGTATTGATCAGGACATCAATGGTATCCGCAGCGGTCACTGCGGTCGGGTTCGCCAAAGACGCGATGGTGTAACCCAAAGCGTTTGAGGCTGCGTCGTTTGCATAAGCATTCGCAGCAGCCGGAGAACCCCCAGTGAAGCCAAGATCAAAAGTCGCCGTGGTATTCGTAGACTCGACCTTAGTCACTTGCACACCCGCAGACAGCACCACGGAACCAGCCGGGAGGCTGATTACTTGCAGTGTGTCGGTAGCAGCCAGTGCGGTAGCACCAGCAGCGGAACGGGCAGCGACGATTGCAGCAAAGTCGAGCTTAACCTCAAACTTAGAGACTTCGGTCACATTGGCGGGGAAGGCAGCGGTGCCTTTGTTGAACCCCAAAGAGTCGGTAAATGCAGTCATTTTAATTTCCTTTCAGTGTTTGGACGAAGACGGGGGCCGAAGCCCCCAGTCATCAGAATTGCACGACGGCGGTGGACAGAGCTTCGCCTTTGACAACCTTGTAACCGTAGACCTGAAGGCCACGGACGATGTTGCCGAAGGTGGACTCGGAACGGATGGTTTCCATGTTCGTCATCTGCGACGCAAACGTGAAGCCCATCTTGTGACCGGCGATGATGTTGTACTTGCCAGAAGACACAGCAAGGTTGTGACTGACGTAGACGGTGAAGCGGTCAATCATACCGAGACGACCGTTGCGAACGATGGACATGCTGTCGCCGGTGAGCGAAGCGTCCTTCAGTTCGGACTTCTTGATCAGACCAGCCATCTTGGCGGGGATGACCACAAAGCGGTCGCCTTCGGGGGCGTTGGCTTCGTCCAGCACGGTGCCGAGGTCAACCAACAGGTCAACAACGGAAGTGGTGCTCGATGCGCCGTCCTTGGTCACGGTCAGCGGAGCGCCGGTCGTGCCGAGGTTGAACGAGGCAGACTGCTCACCAGCGGTAGCACCCTTGTTGGTAGAGGCGATACCGGGCAGGATGTCGGTCAACACGCGCTGGTCGATCTTGATCTTCATACGCTCGGAAGCGTCTTTCGTCCAAGTGTCCATCAGGTTGATGTCCGACTGAACCTTGTCCACATCGTCCTCAACGCAGGCAAAGTACTCGCCCTTGTCGATCAACAGTTGGATTTTTGGCTTGTCAGGATTTTCCACGGTCAGGGTTTGGCCCTTCACGTAGTCGCGGATGGTGATTTCCGGCGTGGTGCGGATGTTCACGGCGTCGCCGTACTGGCGGATTTCACCTTCGTAGTCGGTGTTCGAGATCGCTGCGAGCACGGTGGCGTCGTAGAAGTTCTCGATCAGTTTGCCCGACCAGATTTCGGGAATGAAGTTGCCGCTGTAATTGGGACGACCGGGGGAAACGGGATAAGACATGATGTAACTCCTTTAATCAGGCATTTGCGGTAATGCGGTTTTCTCGCTGGGCAGCGAAAATATCGCGTTCGATTCGGTCACGCTCCTGCTCTCGGCCTTTGTACTTGCCGGTGCGGACATCGGTGAAAAATTTCGTGATGTCCGTGGGCGAGTATGTCTTGCCTTGGCTGGGGTTTGCAGGGGAACCGGCACCTCTTGAGCGACCGGGGGCGACCTGCTTTTCCAACTCAGAACTGGCAGCGCGACCAGTGGATTGAGCAACTGCAACTTGTCCAGTGGACTCTAGCCAAGCACGGAAGAAATTGCCAACTCGATTTGCATCGAGGTTGCGTTGTGCGTCGTCAAGGTATGTTTGACGTGTGATGCCCGTCAACGGGTCAGCTTGCAACAACCACGACTGGAAGTCGGCGTTGTCGTTCACCTGACGGAAGTTGGGGACAGTGGTCGTCAATTCAGCCCAGAACTGTTGCTCGGCGGACATCTGCTGACGATGCGCCACGGCTTGCACCTGTGGCACCACGTTCATCTGCATCTGCTGAAGCATCCCCTCGATCTTGGCAAGGCGCTGTGCCACGGGAGATAACTCCTCGCGGGACACCTTGCGCATCACATCAAGCGACTCGCCGTATTCCTCAACATCTTTGTCGGTGACGATCTTCTCGGCGACTTGTTGTTGGGGCTGGGCGCTCGCTTGCTGTGCAGACAGCGAGGCAAGCAACTGTTCCATCTGCTGCACGCGCTGGGTCATCTCGCGGTTCTGCTGGTGCAGGCGCGGGACTTCAGCGTTGTACATGCCCTGAAGTGTTTTGTACTTCTGGACGACGGTTTCTTCCGGTGCGTTGTCAGCACCCGTTTTCTGCTCATCTACGGGTGACGGAGAAGCATTATTCGACGCAGCGTTCTCGTCGGCGGTCTGCATGTTGTTGGTGTTCTCAACGGGCGTGACGGTGCCATTGGCGGAGGATGCTCCGCCTGTGTTGTCGTCCGGGTTGAGTTGCGCATACAACTGCTGTACGGCCTCGGTCTGTTTGCGAATTTGCTCTGGAATTGCCATGTTGAACGCTCCTATCGGTGTGCGTGAATAAAGACGGCGAGTTGCATCATAACTTTGCCGCTATCGCAGGGGATTCTTTGGCGAACTCAATGAGTTCACCCATCATCTGGCAGCGCCCCTGAAACACTGCTGGATTGTCAATCGCAAACGGGAGTCGCTTCATCTCATGCGCGTACACGCCTTCCATCCACGCCAGAAGTTCTGGGTGTTGCCGGACGGCCATCGCCAATCCTTTGATGACTTGCGGTGCGGGCTTGATCACGCTGCTCTCCCACTTGCTCGGCTTTGTACTGTGTTGGCTTCCATCCCGCCTTTGGGCGAACCATCAGGGTTTTCCGCGCCGGGTACTGGGGCTTGCTGCTGTGCTTGAGCAGCCATCGCCCTAGACTGAATCCGACCCTGATAACCTGACTTCTCCCGAGAGGGAATGACATCCTCCGCAGACATCTGCAACCCTTTCGCCACTTCTCGCAAGATGGTGGCGCGTCCTTCCTTGCCCATGATTTCCATATCCACGGGGTTGGCGGTTGCATTGAGGAACTCGATTCGGCGAATGTTGACAGTCTCCTTGACTGCGAGGTTGATCGCGCCTTTGGCGATCACCACAACATCGCCCTTGATGGCCTCGTCTTCGTCGTAGCGCATGTTGTACACGAACTGACGAAGCACAATGGGTTTGACCACATCGCTGTCGATGTGCATCACGACTTGGCGAATGCCCTTGCCTGCCGCGCCCATGAGCATGGACAGGCCAGACGACGTGCGGCCAGCACCCTGCACGTTCAAGTCGCCGTAGACGTAGGCCGGGATGCCCGAGTGGTCGTCGGCCAGACGGCTGAACTTCTCGTACACACCCACCAACTCGGTGGCCCGTGAGTCGGGCTGCGTGAACCGGATGGCCGGTGCGCTCGAACCCACCGGGTCGTTGATGGTCTGCCAGATTTTCCAAGGCGTCAGTGTGGTGATGTCCTCGTTGGGCGGCAGGCGCTCGACGTTGACCTCGACCTGTGGGCCAGACGAGATGCCCATGTTGTTGACCAGCGCACGGGCAGCGGCGTTGCACACACCCTGCAAGTCTTCGATGATCTCGGGTATACCCTTACCCCAGAACGCGCCGGGGCACTTGATGAACGAGGTCTTGGCGTAGGGCTTCTCGCCCAGCGGGTCATAGTTGAGCACCGCCTTGATGACGTAGTTGCCCACCATCCAGACGTTGGCGTCGTACTCGCGGGCTTCGTCAGGCACTTCATCTGCGGTCAGACCCCACTCGACGAGCATCTTGCCGCTGACCTTGCCCCAGAACTCCAGCGCGTCGTACTCGGTGGTTGGGCGCATGTAGGCGTAGTACTTGCGCTCCTCCTCGTCCTTCTGGAGTTCCACGTCTTCGTTGATCCACGAGGTGCCATTGCCCTCGTCGAGCACCTTGCGAACTGCGTCTTCGTCATACCCCGGAACGCCGATCAGGTCGGACAGTTCCATGCGGGTCATGCGGTGCAACTCGAAGATGTACCCCTCGCTGATATTGCTGATCCCCGGCTCGGGGTAGATGCGAAACGGATCGACCCGCTCGTACTCCGGCCCAAGGCGCTCGATGGGTTCCACGATGGTGCGGCCCGAGGCGTCTGTCTTCCAGCCCAGCGTGCGCTGGCGGCGCACCACCGGCCCTTTGATGAAGGCTGCGGGGAAGGTGACGAGATCGGTAATGAAGTCGTTGAACGACGCTTCCCAGCCGCCTTGCGCGAACTGGTCTTGAATCTTGACCTTCATCCGGTCGGCGCGAATCTGGGCTTCTTGCAAAATGGCGAAGCGGTAGTCCTGCGACACCATCTCCTTGATCTCGCGCATCTCCTCGGCGCTGGGCGCTTTACCGTACTCCTCGACCATCTTGAGCACACGCTCTGCAAACATGGCCTGCACTTCTTTCGTCTGCGCGGGCGCGAGGTCGGGGATGGGCGAGGCGCTCAAGTCCCAAGGGGGTGAGCCGTTGTCGAGCAAGATGTCCCTGAGCCAAGACTCCGCAGCGCGGCACTTGACTTCGGTGATCATCATGTAAATCTCGGAGCCGCCCTGTCCACGAATTTGTTGCAGCTTGTCTGCTTCGTACTCGCCGTTGCGCTGGCGCATCGCGGACAGCATCTTGTACTCGATGGGGCGCTTGGCAAGGCGGGCCACATCCCAGCACTGCCGCAGATACCCGGCAAGGCCAAGGATCACGGGCTGGTTCTGGCGCTCAGAGAGCGCACGGTTCGTCGCCTCCTGCTCCTGCTTGGCAAGCTCGGAGTTGCTGACGACTCGCAGGAATTGCAGTCCGGCCATCAAAATTCCTTCCGATATGTCAACGACAAGCGTTTTTCGCCCTGCGGCGTATCAGGAGTCGGGCCTTTGCTAACACCAACACCAACGCTGGTATTGCCTTTACGATATGTCAAATCAACCCCAGTGAGCCGCTTATCGGCGTAGTGCCGCACCCCTTCAGGTGTATTGACCTTTACCCGCGACATAGACCCGGACACACCTGCGGTAACATCTGCGTTTGGGCCAGCGGCAAACCTATATCCCACACGGCCTCCACCAGCGGCACCTTTAACATTTGCCTCGTTGATGGTGCTACCCCCACCAGCAATCTGCAAACGCTCTGGATCGACAACCATGCCGCCCTTTTCGTAAGAGCGGATGTACGGCTGCGATGTCTTGGTGGGGTTCGCGGCGCGTTTCATGTTACTTCTTTTTGGGTGCTGGTGCGGGTTTTGCGGGCTTGCGGGGGGCCGAGCCACCGTCGATGTCTTGTGGGGGCTGACCCATCTCAGCGGTGTAGATGCCCTTCTCTTTGGGCTTCGTTACCATGCCACCCTTCTCGTAGGACTTGATGGCTGCGCCACCCATCTTGGAGTTGTTGGATGTCATCGTGAACGGTTTCGCTTGGCTGCATTGCATGGTCGCTCCTTACCTGTTTGACAGGGTTCTACCAACAAGTATACATGCTGTCAACCAAAAAGAAACCCCCGGTGCTTTCGCAGCCGGGGGAAACCCTCGGAGAAGGGGGAGGTGACAACTGCGAGCGCAGTGGTGTGAGCATATCACGTCCAGCCCGCCGACGCGACCCGTTTGATCTCCCTGCGCTGCTGGAGCGTGTGCCCCTCGCTGGCGTTGCCAATGTGCAACATCAGGTACTGCAAGGCTTCGGCCACGTGCGAGTGCTTGTTCTTGTCGATGTCCCCATCGCCCTTGGGCTTGAAGCGGTAGCCGCCCATCATGGCCGCTTTGAGTTGCGTGCAGCGCGGATCGACAAGGAACGCCGGGTCGCCGTCCACCTGTCGCATGAGGTACTCGTCCACGGCGTTGATGCGGGCCGCGACGGCGTTGGTCTTGGCCGGGATGACTTTCATCCCCTCGGCTTTGATGATGTCCACCGCCGAGCGTTCGTCGGTCTGCGCCCGCTGCGTGCCCGCTGGGTCAACGACGATGAGCACCGGAGCGCCGGGGAAGCGTTCGTACAGCAAGGGCTTGAGCATGGTGCGCACAAACCGCTGCACCCCCATGTCGAAGCTCACACACTCGTCGAGGACGAGGGCACGGCCCCGTGGGTCTTGCTGCCCGATCACGGCTGCTGGGGTTAACCCTAAGTCCATACCAATGACGATGGGCCGCACGCCGTTGACGATGGGCCGCAGGCGCTCCTTCGCCATGTGGTAGTCAGGCCGGAAGTATTTGTACACCGGCATACCGGCGCTGGACAACCCGTAGTCACCGTCGATGTAGACACGGATGTATTCTTCGCTGCGGCCTTGGGTGTCGTAATACCCCTCTGGCAAGTTCTCGATGTTCTCGGCGTAGACGCTGCGCCCGGAGGGTTGCTTGAACACATCCCAGCCGTTGTTGTTGGGCGACACGCCATCCTTGGGGTCAAGCCCCTCCATCTGGTAGTACCACCATGTGTCCATCGTCGGCGGGTTGGTGTCTGCCCACATGCCATGCCACGTCGGCCCACCGTCTTTGGCCGAAGGAAACCGCCCAATACGTTTGGACATGGCGTCCACGATGTCGGGGTGGATGTCCCGGCACTCGTTGAACCATGCGAAGGTCAATTCCAGCGAGTTCAAGTTCGCCACGTCGTCGGCGTCGTCCAGCGCCCGGAACATGATCTCGCACTCCACGTCGCCCACCTTGAAGAAGTAGGTCTTGGTGGTGCGCATGTAGTCCCCGCACTGGCCCGGTGGGAACCAGTCGAGGAAGGTCTTGATGGTGGTGTCCTGCAACTGGCGCACGGTTTCACGGACGATGGCCGCACGGGACTTGCGTATGCCCTGCGCGTTGGGCGCTTGCATGGACGCACGGCGCACCACCTCGAACGAGCAGGTGACGGACTTGCCCGAGCCGACCGGCCCCATCAGGGTGCGCATCTTGGCGTTGGACGCCATGAACTTCTTGCCCGTGGGCGGCGGGGTGTATGAAATATCAAGCGGCATGTGCGGCTCCGCTGACCAACAGGATCACGAACTCGCGCCCGTGCTTCTTGCTGCGTGTGATCTTGGTCTGGAACGACTTGCTCTGGCGGTTGAGTTCGTTCTCCACGGCCACGGCCTCGGTGGCGGTGCGCACCTTCACTGAGCGAAAGCCGTTGAAGTTTTGGGTAAACAAGTCTTCAATGTTCGATGGGAGTTGCATCTTCAATCTCGGTGGTGGTCGCTTCGATGGTGCGTGCGTCGCGGGGGTCTGGGCCGAGGTTGATGGTGATCTTCACGCCACCGCCGCCATTTTCCACAGACACATCGTTCTTCGGCTCCAACCCGGCCCACTTCACGGTGGACTTGATCAGGTCGGCCTTCACGGCGGGGGAGACTGCGGGGTCATGGATCAAGAGCCACGAGGTGGTGAGCAGTTCTTCGGCTTGGGCGCGGGCCTTGAGCTTGAACGTCAACCCTTTCTCGCGCACCTCGGTGCGGTATCCCTCCACCTTCTTCAAGAACACCGGGTCGGTGTTGAACGTGAGGATGTCGTTGGCCGAGATGTTGTGGCGTGTGATGACTTCCTGCAACGTCTCACCACTGCCTTCGAGGGTGAGCGCCACGTCGAAGGCCAGCCGGTCATTCCACTTGGTGTGATTGAGGGGGAGGTTGTCCATGCGTGCAATATAGCACGGGAGGTGACGGGGATGTCAAGGGGTGGTGTAACTTTACACGTTCTATTTTTTGGGTCTTGCTTTAAGAGGTTGGGTACAAATGGCGGGGGGTCGGATTCCGCCAGTCCATGTGGGGGGGGCGGGGCCCGCCCCA